TGGAATGGTATGAGTTTAAAGGATATTAAATCCAGCATAATGAACGAATTGAGACAAGGCGCAGTTATGGGAAGTGATAAATATGCCGAATTGCTTTCATGGGATATTGTCAAACCTGAAGATGAGAGAATGGCAGACAAGGTTACAAAAGCGGCTTATGCCGCAGTTAATAGGATCAAACCAGTGAAGAAAGGACAAAAGAAGTTTTTCACTAATCTGGATAAAACAGATGAAAATGATTGCGATGAAACAGTTTACGCCTTCTTTGTCTTTGTTGAAATTGATTAATCCAAGGAGTATCAATCATGAAATCTACCAACATTCAAACCCTCATCTCTACCTTTGCTAAGGATAACAAAATCAGCAAGGTTAAACTTCAATCCTTTACGGATAGCATTATTGCATCTCTCCCCAAGGGCGGTCGCCCTATGCTTGATAAAACTAAACAAATTCAGGATAATATCCTTGGTTATATCAAGCAAGGGAAGACTTGCACTAATGACATTATCAAGGCTTCTGGCATCGATAAGGTATTGCTTAATAACAATATCAAAGCCCTTGAGAAGAAAGGCGTTATCCTACGCTGTGGTAAGGTACAAACAGGGAAACGGGGAAGGCAACCTGTGGTTTATCAAGTAAATATGTAATAGAACTTTACCACTAACCTTTGTTTAGGGTATAATATTCAAAGGTTAGAAATTAAGGTTTTATCCCTGTAGTGTAATCAAAGTAGGAATTATCATGTACGAATCCAATGGATGTATCAAATTTGCTGAAGTAGATCAATGGGGAGACGGTTGTATTGATTCCCCGTTGAATTATTCCATCTTTGTTAATTATCAGGTCAAAGGTGAAACGCTGAAAGATATCAAACAAGCAATTGCTGATTTTACTAGTTGTGGGATTGAAGGTATGGATATTAATTCCTGCGATGAAATTGGTAGAATTGATGCTCAAGTTATGGAAAATACAGAAGGTTATCCCGCATCTGAGCATGAACTGGCGTTATGGAAAGAAGGTAATTGTACATTGTTTGCCGTAACTTACTCTTTTCAGTTCGAGGAAGTAACCCGAAAACCTGCGGAATTTAACGTATAACTTAATAAACTAAGTATCTGCATTCTGTAGATACATCTAGCAAAGAGGCTTACCATGAAACTATCTCAAATCAAAGAACTCAAGGCATTCTGTGAATCTCTAACTTCTTCCCCCAATTGGAAAGAAGTCCTGCAAAATATCCTTGATGAAAATGCAGATTTCGATGTTGATAACGTAAGGTTTATAAATTCGGACAGTATTGATAAAATCCAGCAGGAAGAACTCAAAAGCGATCTGTATTGCCTTGGTTGTTTTAATGCTTGGTTCATTGCCGATTGTATTGGTATTGACGCAGATGTAATTGAAGCAATGCAGAAGGCTGAAGCATACGAAGCAGTAGGGAAGCTGATTATCTCCCTTGGCAAGCTGGGAGAACTTCAGGAGGCATATGCTAGTGCAGACGGGTATGGTCATCATTTCAATAGATATGATGGTAAGGAAGAAGAACTTCGCATCAGTGACCCTACCATTGGTGGAAAGCAAATGTTCCATGTATTTGATAATCGCTAGTCCTTTGGAGTATAAGACCATGAAAATTATCACCAACAATCAACCGCGATTCACTTTTGATCCTTATGAGCTATCCGAGAAAGAACGTAAGGAATTTGATTATCTGGACTGGGAAGCAATCGATAAAGGCAAGGATTCTGCTACTTTCTTCCGGTATAAAGGGCAATTGTATGATCTAGGTGAATTTATGCGCGTGGAAAAAGATTTATTTACAATGCACGATAACTTTAAAGGGTGGCTCGGCTATATGCCATGCTCTTGTTTCTCGGGGATTCTCGTTAAACTCGCTTACGACGGTATGGAAAGTGTTATCGTCGGTCGTTACTTCAGCTAATAAAGGATAGCATCATGAACATCCTTCTTTGTATTCTTTTACTTCCAGTAATCTCCTACCTGGTAGCATGGAGTATTGCTGCAGGTGTAGTATCATTGGTTTATTTGAACAAATTCATCAGGGGTTAATCATGTCAAAAACTATTAAACATGATAAGGATTAATATCATGAAAGAGCGTCTATATCATATCGTTGCAATCAATGAACGAACAGGTGTTAAGGTATACATGACAGGCTATCCAATGACCCATAAGGAATGCTGCACTATGAAAAGTAAGATTACTAAATACAAGTGGCGAAGACTACAACTGGAAGAAGTAATGCAATAGACTAGCAGTCTAATAGGATAACCACAGGGGCCGTTGGCCCCTTTAGTATATCTACCTTATAATAAAGATCTATTAAAGAATAACTATCGATAGCTATAGGGTACTATAGGGATGATCTATTGCTATATCCTATAGCATAAGGAATAACTATGTTATGCTATGCATAACAATATGATACATCTTAAGGGTGTATAATCATTAATTATGTATAGTATTAGGGTATAACCTTTTGGTATATGAATACTTACTATCGAGATACTATTGTTCATATATGGTTTATTAATGGGATGATATGGTTTATTATTGAGACAATAGGGTTTATCGTATGATGCAGTGCATCATGTTAGTACTCACTAACTTCAAAATAATATCCTAATATACAATAAATATAATCATCCTATGATATCAATATACCCTCAAGGATACATCACAATCATCCCAGGATCAATCATTATAGCGAAGCTATAGGTTAGTATCCAATATATCAATAGAACACGCTATAACGTCATAGTGAGAGTATTGGAGGGGTATATAATATAACTTTCAGTTATGATATTTTAATATCTTAGGGATAATCATGGAGGGGATGGGGGTTCCTATCAAGCCACTTAGACAATTCCAAAGGTAAATTCTCTTAGTTTAACTAAGAAATATCAAATAAATTTATATCAAATAAATATCAAAGGGAGAACAATATTTCTGATATTAGATACTGGGAGTAGGACTCAAATTGTAGCTGGAAGCTACGTAGGATATTTCCTTGTAGATTTCCAATCTAGTTTGTTTAGATCAAGCACTAGGAATTATTAAATTAGGTATGTATGAAGAAGGATATTTGTTGAAGTAGAAATAGAAAAGAACCTCCTATTCAGCAGTAACACTTAGATATTTTAATCTAAGATATCAATACTAAACTGAAGGTTCTACATAAGTTCACTTATATAATAAGGGGAAATGAAGATATATTGCTGTAACCCTTTATCTACAAGGGTTCCTACTTTTACCATGTGGACGTTTCGTCCAGTTGGTTATTTCTGCCTATTTTAAGCATCTTTATTTCAAATATTACTTGTGCTCTGCATAGATCACCTTTGGCATCTTTCCATTCCCTATGCGGATTATTTATCATAAAGATACTTTCAAGTTCATATTCATTGGATAATATCTTGGCTTGTATGAGAGACTGGATAAGTCTTCTTGTGTGTTGTACTTGTTTACTTGAATAAATAGAATACCATTTCACTATAACTTCAATAGGTACAAGAAATCCACAGGCTTTATTTCTAAATGAAAGAAGGAATAGTGCAAAGTCCTTAACGGAATCTTTTAGTGCATCTAATCTATTTAATCTTTCAAGCATAGCATCTGGTTTAATTACTTTTATCCCAGCTTTATCGGAAGGTATAATCTCTCCCGTCTTAACATCGAGATACTCTATTACTTTTTTTATCTTACCTCTCTTTGTAAAGGTAAATGAAAATATAGCAAGATTATTCCTATTAGATTCTGCCTCTACTTCTATGTACTCTTTTTGTGTTAGGTGTCTATCTTCCTCCATAATGCTCCTTAAAATAATAAAGCCTCTGAAGAGGCTCTTTGTTTGTTACTTAAAATCAGCTAATCTGTCTCGAAGAATATCAAAATCCTCTAGGATAATAAACTTACCGTCTTTATATACAGTTCGGAGTTCTCCTTGTTGTTCCTCTTCTTTACTTACAGAATCTTCTAGCTTATAGTTACCATCTTCAAGGACTACTTTTAGCAAACCCTTAGCTGATTTCTTAATGCCAGAATCCGTCTTTGGATTCTTGTAGATAGCTTTAGGTTCTCCATCAATCTCTACATAAGTTGCTTTCATTGCAAAACCGAAGGTATCCCGAGTGCAGTATTGAAAGGTATAACTACCAATACCGAATACTACATTATCGGAAGCAAAGCCTTTGCTCTTCAATCCTTGTAGGATAGCAATGCAACGCTCTGGGGTAATACTATCTCCATAGATTAAACCTACTCTTTGATTTAAAGTATGATAGCCTTTGTCATTTGTAGTACCCCCAAAGATTTCCCACAGGCATTCTACAGAGCCTTTATATTGCGGTGAACCTACTTCAGCCTCTGAATCACCTACGATGACCTTTACTGGATCGCCGCTATCGGGACGGAATACAGTCTTTGCTAGACCAAGAGAATCAGGTGCTCGATTAAGAATATCTTCCTTTAGTTCTTTTGCTGTATTAGTAACGATATTCCAGTAATCCCAAGTATCAGAGACAATACTGACCACGCCGCTAGGATAGGTATTTAATAGGCGCTTAAAGGTTTGTACTTCATCCTCTTTGCCGCCTGCACACATGACGCTATGCTCTGTAGCAGGGACAGAACCACCTACAAATGTACAACCATAGGCATCCTTTACTAGCTTAACTGCCGGAAGGTTATCTGTGCCTAGAAAGCTCAGAAGATGTCCTGCTCCACTCTTAGCAGAGTCCTGAATACCTGACATACCTCGTACAGAGAAATCATGTCCTTGCCACATTACAAATTCTTTACTACCGCCTGTAGTATCCGAGTATTTATCAATAATGCGTTTATATAGGGCAGAGGTTGTTGCAGAGGTACTGGCCTTCCAAAGCTCTGAACTCAACCAAGTCTCTAGGAAATTAGGGAGCCAGTAGAATTCAGGGAGGGTATTTGTAATAGTAAACACAGGCACTCCAATAGGAACCTTGGACCCTTCTGGAAGAGACTTAACTTCAATTGGAAGATACCCAAGCTTATGTAGTGCTTCGATACGAGAAGTATCAAATCCCTTTGGACCTACAAACGGTGCTACGAATTCAGAGAATTCCTTTACAATAGTTTCTTTCTTGCATTTGAAGAATGTTTCATTGAACACGTTGTCCACTTCAAGCAGAAAGGATTGCAGACCAAACCATACAATACGGTTATCCTCAAATCCTTCGGGTTGCTTGAAGTGGACTGTACTACGTGGCGTAAAGTTACTATAGACCTTAGTAGTACCTTCTGGGTATTGATCTGCGTGACCCAGTTTATAAGAATCACAAGACATTAGTGCAGATTGTTTAAAGTAAGTTTGCATTATTAGTTTCCTTTCGTAGATCATTTACAAATAAAATTTCATTGAAGTATTTATCCAGCTCTTCAAACCCGCCGCTAAAGATACCATGCGTAACAAGTAAAGTCAATTTCTTATTGAAGGATTTACGGATTACTTTAGCTAGCTCAATAAATGTTCTCCCTCCATCGCAAATGTCGTCTAGTATAACAAGTTCATCTGCTGACTCAAACAAAGAAGTATCTGTAATTCTTGTTTCAATGATATTTCCAGTATTAACACAACGAATCTTCTGTGCTTCAACTACAGGAAATCCAGTTAGTTTAGAAGTTTCATAAATTTTCTTTGTTGCTCCTGCATCCGGGGATACCAGAGCAACTTTTGTTTTACCTTCAAAGAAATTCTGTACTAGCTCTGATTGCTTTACATCAACAAGCGCCCCCGAATCAAAGAAGGCTTGCAATACAGAACTATGTGCATCCCATACTATAATCTTATTGAACTTACAACTTGAGATTAGGTTAGCAACAACCTTTAGACTAAATGATTCTCCGCTTGCACATACACGATCCTGCCTAGCATACGGGAAGTACGGAATAACTAGGTTAATCACCGTGGTATTGTGTTTGTTCCTGATAGCATCTACAAGAAGTAGCAGATACATAAGGTCGTCAGATGACTGATATTTGCATTCAATAGTAACGACTGATTTATTGTATTTTTCAAGTATTTTTATACCTAGCTCTCCAGCAGGAAATTTCCATTGTTTGAGTGCAACTTGGTTCCCGTATATGTCTAGCAATTTAAGCATATCTTCTCCTTTATTTACCTAACAAACTACAGATTATACACCTCTTCCAAATAATTATCAACTACAGCAACTATATCTTCCTTACCAGATAAAGCAGAATAATATCTTAGTAACTTTAAATCCATAAGATCAATATCCTCTTCATCAAGGAGATAATCCTGAAGTTCTTCTGCTGATAGGTTATTCATTCTTTAGCTCTTCTTGGTATTTTACTAGGGTATCGTATAGATATTTAGGAATCTCATCCCAATCATCTCCATCATAATTAGGTATGCACCAGTAGAATTTATTATCATCTTCTTTGATAAATAAACCACCATAGTAATTAGCAATATTTCCAATATTCATTTAATTATTCTCCTAATTCTTTCTTAAGCATGTTTATCCTAACCATTTCTTAATTGTCACTGATTTATTCACTTCATTTAATACTCTATCTTCCATAATACATACAGGAACTACTTCCCCGTTCGGGTATGAATTTCCAAAACATGCAGATATAGTAGCATGTCCATATTTACAGTTGTATCCCCCTACTGAGTTATTCTTTAAACCAGAACAATGTCCTTCAGTAAATTTCATTTAAATAACTCCAATCCTAAGTAGTTCAGTATTAGTGTCTTCCCAATTAATATGCAGAATACCAATACCACCTTGATCTTTCCACTCTTGGATATTTCTAGGGCAATCATCAATCAGAACATCGCATTTCTTCCTGCAGAAATACTTCTTTAATTTCCAATTAGCTACACAATTAACTTGAATTACATCATCAATATGTGTATGAATCCAATCTATTTTATCCCTTTGAGATTGCCATAGCTTTGCAGTAAGTAAAGGTAAAGCAGTCAAAATCTCTACGCTAGCATACCCTTGTTGGTTGATGATATTTTGTACTGATTCATAAGCACCATCCATAGGTTCTAGCTTAAGGAATAGATTATCAATATTCTCTAGAGTCTCCCAAGTAGCTTTACCTTGATATGTATTTCCTGTTTGTTGAATAACAAACTTCTGGAAACCTGCCAAAACTCCATCTGAGTCGATATAGATCATTGGTTAACTCCGAAAGCCCGTTTAATATCATCATCCCAAATGTCGGTATCCTCTTCAATAATCCGCTTACCCTGTTCTTTAAGATTTAAATAGTGCTTAGTAGGCCAAGGTTCAATTTGGTCAGGCTCTAACATACTCTCTGCATAGCAATACTGGAAGTCCTCCCAATCCATCAGCAACTGCAAGCCATGTGGATTATTAAGGATTGCTTTTACTTCATCTGGTTTCATTGATACAACATTGTTCATGATTTCTCCTTATTAATAATCTTCTTTAATGTTTGTAAATGAAACAAAGCAGAATCCTCTTTAATATCTCTCATGATCTTCTTTGGAACCCATAATTCTCTGCCCGTTTCAAATTTAATCAAGAAGGATTTATCTGTTTCTTTCTTATATTCAACTACATTCAATTTAGCATGGTAATAATTTGGATTAGAATTATATGGATGTAATTCACTACCATCTTCTTCACAGCCATAGTCATTTAAACTATCCCATGCCATTTGTTCATGGTCAAAACAATCAGACATTACTTCTCCTTATATTTAAATAAGAAACTCAATTCTTGCAACCAAATCTCTCTGTCCTTTGGGAGATTCTTTATGCTGTTAAGTAAGTTTGCAATACTTCCCTCCCAGTAGCACCCTCTTTCCCAGCAATTAGTCCAAATTGTACCAAAAGCATCTTCATGTTTCTTCATATATCTAATTACATCCTTAACAGATTTATATCTATTTTTACCAAAGATATTCTTGTCATTAATATGCTCATGAATATATTTTACTCTACGGGATTTTACTACAAATTTTCTATTCTCCATATAAGCAATACAAAGATTTCTAACTTCTCCTACTGTGGATTTAATTTTATACATCACTATTTTCCTCTGCAATTGCCAAATCAATAAGTGTATCTAGATATGTAGCATCTTCCTCACATGTCTCATAGGATTCTACTGCTGTACATTCTCGACTGCTATCTATAAATTTAACATAGATATAGTTCTCTCGTAACCATTCATATCTCTCTGCGAATTTAGCAGTGTTTTCATATTCTTCCATTTTATTCTCCTTAAAGTATCTTCCTTCTTTGCCGCACATTCTGAAGAGTCTTGATTCAATCCAGTCAGTGGACCTTTCAGTTGAGCAATATCTGTCAACACATAGAATATCTCCTGTTACTAAATCAGTTCCAATAGGTCGTTGACAACGATTGAGAGTACCTAAAGCTGAGTAACCAATAAACTTACAATCTTTGCATAATTTCATATAAACTCCAAAGTATCTGCTCTAAGCAAAGTAAAATAACCATAACCTTCTGGCTCTGAATTATAACATGCTCCAGTATCAATAGCAAAATAATTAAACTGCCTAATAGGTTCAGGTATAGGCGTATGCCCTCCTACTACCGCTAGTACGCCGGGGATGTTACCTTTGAGTTCAGTTTCATTGCTGACAATTAATCTATCAAATGTGCACTTTTCTCTTACTGAATCATACCCTGTGTTGTATTCATCCTCCTTAATGGATTTGATGAACCTCTTCCAATCATACTCTCCTTCGATCTTAACTGGCTGAGAATGCACAATACCAATAACTCCATTAACTGTCTTCAGTTGAATTACCCAAGGGAGTAAATCTAATTGCTCTGCAATACTCTGTCTCTGTTCATCAGGCAGATCAATAAACCATTGACCGCCCCATTGAGAGTATTCCCAAGCTGGCATCTGACCTCTTGAATAGTCAATAGCTGCTTGACAATGATTACCGCGAACTGCAAAGAACCAAGGCTCATTGAGTAATCCTAAGCATTTAAGATTATCTTGTCCTCGATCAATCAAATCACCAACAGAGAAAAGTCTATCCTTTGAGTAATCAAAATTGACAGAGTTTAGTTTATTCATGAGTTTATCATAACATCCGTGAATATCAGAAACAACATAATCAAGACCTTTCTTATTAATTCCTACGTTAAGTATAGGTTTTCCTGAGAGTTGCATTTAGTAATAATCTCCATTAGCAACTTTATTCCGATAAATACCTCTACGAACTACATCTGCCCCTTGTTGATAATCCTTCCTATGCTCCATAAGTTCACTATACCAAAAAGTAGGACCATAATAATTCTCTCCCCTAAATGGAAGATGATTATCTTCTCTAGCAGAAGGGCTATATAGCCAAGAAAATCTTGGTCTTGTATATTTAACTCTTCCAGAAGTTTTACAGAAGAATTTTATATTCCCAGCATTAAAATAATACTCTTTCATATCATCTCCTTTATCGTAACATTACAAATAATTACATACAACATCTCATATGATCTTCAGCATTTACAACATAGATTGCAAGTCCTGCAATCACTGGCCTTGATAAACCTTCCACGAATACTTCACATCCTTCATCAATGTACCCAACAGAATAACACCACTCTCGAATACTCCTAACTTGAATTCTTCCTACATATAACTTTGTAGGGGTAAGCCCTGTTGAATCTTTATACTCTTGGGCTAGAGTAATAATTTCTTTAAATACGCCATTATAAATACCCATTATTAACTCCTTTATAATTTATCTAAAAATAAATAAAGCCTACCAGAGATTTCTCCAAGTAGATATTTTATATCTACGGATAGTCTAAGATAGGCTTAGTGTATATTAAATTTTAGGTGTTGTCAAGAAGGTCAAGTAAATTTAGGTAGAATACGGTTCAAAACCAGCATTAGCATCTAACCATTCAGGTTTTCCTCCTTCACAAGAATTGCATCCTTCATCACAAGCGCAATCACAAGGTTCATTCTCTTGGGATTCTTCCTGCTCTTGCTGTAGCATTTCAATACGATGTTCAAAGCGTTCCATGATCTGATCTGCATCCAACCAGAGTTGGTAATCATCTTCAATACATTTTGTAATTTCTTCTTCAGTTAGAAAATACTTATACGTATCTCGAAATAATCGTTCGGATGTTTTACGGATATGCTCTGCATGTTTAATAACATGATTACTAGGGCCAACTGAACCAAATGAGACAAAATGCACGAGCATATTAGCGAAGTCACTTACAGATACAGCATCACAATTTAAAGCAAGCATACTAGCTGCAGAATGACAATCTGCTTCAATAAAAGCTACACTTGTGGCAGGAGATTGACGAATAGCGGATAAGATAGTTTGCAGTCCAACTAATTGACCTCCAGGTGATGAAATTTTAAAATGAATCTCATCATCTTCTCCAAGTTCTGAAATACCAGAAACAACTTGACGATAATATCGACTTTCACGGATTGGTTCATCAATAGGGATAGTGATAATAGTTGTTGGAATAATCCGTTGAAAATAACTTAGTTCTTCGTTTAGTAGTAATTCTTCAATGTCTTGATTCTGTTTATTCATATATCATTCATCCTCATCTTCTGAATCTTGTTCTTGAATATATTCCAAAGGATTAAACCCTGAAACACTTGACTTCCTCAATGGCTATTAACTCACCAAATGTTTGTCCTAGTAAATTTAGTTTTGCTGGCATATCACCTCCAATCCACATCAATAACTTTAACCATAAGTGATGTAAGTCCTGAGCGAACAACATCATTCATTGTAAAATTAACAATTCCAAAGTTATTATTAGCACAATGTAGGTCCTGTTCGTTTAGGTAGTCTGGCTTCTCAGTACGAACCTTTTGAATCACTGAACACAACTTATCAATGCCGCTATCTGATTTAGTATCTTTTTGATGACCATCACCGCAAATATAGAGCCTGCTTGATTCTTCCAGCCTAGTAATAATTGCTTGCATGGCATGACTGTCTACATTTTGTGCCTCATCGAGTACAATAATTGAATCACAATAGGAGCGCCCACGCACGTCTTCCAAGCATTCCATTGAGATAACACCAGAAGCGATCAGAGCTTCCATGTGAGATTTACCAAAGACCTTTTCAAGATGCTGCAACATAGATTGCATCAGCGGACGAAGTTTTTCTTCTGCTGTACCAGGTCGAAGGCCAATTGAACGCCCAACCATTTCGTATGGACGAATCAAAACAATCTTCTTGCACCTTCCGCGAAGGTACTCGTTAGCGGCATGGGTAATAGCCATAAATGTCTTACCTGTACCAGATGCATTTCGTAGTACAACCACCTGTTTATCTTTCAAATACTTTAATGCTTTCTCTTGGTTTTCTGTTTTTGGAACAATCTCGGTAACCTTAGCCAGTCGTTCTTCTACAAATTTCTCCTTGATGATTCGTTGAGTTCCTTCTTCAACTTTACTCTGACGAGTCTTGCGCTTATGTTGAACTGTCAAGTTATATTTCCTTTCTTATTGTAGAAACCTTCACAAACGATCTATATTCAATTATTTATAATTTAGGTATATCCATCTATACCTTTAAGTATTTTAACACGATACAGGGTGATTGTGAAGGTTTTAGAGGTATTATTTAGTAATAAACTGCATTATCTTTAATCAATTGACGATGTTGAATCCAACCATGAAAGTTAGCAGACCAAGGCATCATATTCTTGTCAATATGAGTAATACCTTCAATATTAAAATACCCGCGAGGATCATTCAGCTTGTCCCCAATAACTTTTGCTTGATGCTCTACAGGAGAAGCATGGCAAGGCTTACTCTCGATCAACTTCTTATAAATATCTGTAGCTTTCTCAAGCGAAGTATCCAACTTGCGGTAACTTGTCTGTGCTGCACAACTAGAACTAATAATCAAGGCTTCCTGCAAGGAAATGACACTACATGACTCATCCTTGAATACTTGCTCTCCTGTAAAGTCAATGTAATCCTCTACAAAAGGAACATGCCAATGACCTTCAAACAACTTACGTGCTTTAGAAGCATTCATTACTTCCTGCATAGTCTCAGCTAGAGCATGGATCGTAGGATCAGCATCTGTATGATTACGCAAGTAGAACCAGTTAGCAAAGTTTGTACTTGTTAGGCATACACGAATAAATTGATAAGGCTCAAGGATACGGTTAATTACTTGTTTATGAGCCTTCATATCATTCATTACAATAGCTGTACTACACGCTAATTTACTTGATTCAATCCACAGTTGTTTCAAACCCTCTGAGTTTTCATATTCACCAGAATCCTGCATACCTGCTCGGTTCTTACCGAAGCGTACAGGCATCGCAGGATTATTCTTCACTTGCTCAATTACTTTACTAACAGGGATAGCCCGTGAGGAACTAGCATTGCGTGAGAACAACCGATGAGTCATCAGTTCACTATGGATAATGCGAGGGTACTCAAGGATCAAAGTAGTAATACGTGAATCAAATGCTTCGTTGTAGCTATCCTTGATTACTTCAACTGAGATTAAACCTGATTTATGATTTACTTGCATTTATTCTCCTTGGTTCTTCGGCTTACGCCCTGCAGTCTTTTTCTCCTGATTGCTTACAACGTCTGCAATAGTAACTTCCTTAACAGGAGTAGTATCTATAATTTCCTTAACTTTCTTTACGAGAGTAACTGTATACATACCTACATACCCTTGAGGGAAATTCTCATTCAAATCACTGAGAGTATAACCTTCATGGATAGATTTCTCCACTTCAGTTAGATAATCCCAAAGATTTGATGCTACGATACTCTTAATTTGTTCTTGTTGCATTATTTCTCCCTTACTCAGTACGAATCCCTGCTACAACTTCAAGTAGCAATTGTTTAATTTCATTCTTACCCCAAGAGTTCTTTGTATCAAGATACTTGTAGAAAGTTTTGAGTTGTTCCTGTGTCATTACTTCTCCTTTAAATTTGGTTACTACATCTTATCACATGGAATTGGATAAGTCAAGTCTTTCTCGGTCTTTCATTATCATACATTGTATATCCGTCTTCGTGGAATTCACACAGTGCATCAAAGCACTCTTCATGCATTTTATTCTCGAACCATAGACCATCCCAATTTCCTTTCTGGAAAATGTACTCATCACCTTTAGCTATGCCTTCTGCACAATACGTGCATTTGTGAAGTTTCCTTGCGGTTCTTACTATTGAATCAGTGTAGAAATCACTCATGGTTAAACTTCTCAACAATATGACCAGTACCATTACAACAAGTACACTCTTCAACTCGTTTATTCAATGCAGTAGTCAGACCATAAAGATACTCATCCAATTTATCTGACAAATCCTGAAGGTTATCTCCCTTCAACTCAGGAATACAAGTATAATCATTATACCCACCCGTACCTTTGTACCCACTCCAAGACATTTCAAATACCTCAACGAACTTCTCGTTCTTGGTGACACTCTTTGACTTCAATTTCTTACCTCGGTAATAACTTTCAGTTGCAAGGAAGGGTTTAGTATGCACTCGCTTCTTTACAGTAAAACAGAAGTCAAAGTCTAAGGTAATTGAATTTTCCTTCATGTCAAGATTCTCTTTGAGATGCTGACGAACAATTGAGAACATCTGCTTGCTAGACAGCTTGCATGGAGACTGTGTAAGTGCAAACTCAGGAGTCAATAGTTTAACAATGTCATCATAGATAACTACTTGAGATAGTTCTTGTTCGATAACTTTATTACCCCAATTACCCTCTACTTGTGATTTAATCTTTCGATTCTTAATACTTGAAGGGTCTTCAATTTCAAAAGTACCAAGATTTACTACTTCAAAAGGTACATCTACAATTTGATCTTCTTGCTGGTTATAGACAGGTTCGTATAGGGCTTCGTATCCTTCTACACCTTTGAGTCGATTCTCTTCTGTGTCATCATCCCAATATTGCACAGTAATCAGAGGGAACTTCTCAGAGGAGAGTTCTTCATCCTTGAGTTTGTAGTGCACAAGATTACGAGAACCTTTGACGAGTTTCTTTACTGATTGAAGTCCTTTAGATAGGCGAACATATCCGTTGAGAACAACATGCTTTGAAGGTTCAATGGTATTTAGGATGTAATTATTTGCATGATAGTAGTGCGGAGCATTACATTTTACAAAGTAACCAACATTGGTACTGTACTGGTGGAAAATTACAGGTTGAGTAGGTTGCTGAGCAATCCCAACGGGGTTGTGATTTTGCATTTTTAGGTTCTCCTTTAGTGGAATTAATTGTATTTCAGCACAGCTTTGAGAAGTTTCTTTCTCAGATTTGATCTATAAAAGAACATACCCTGATAGTTGAAGATATAACCATCTCCAGTATATGAACACTCTTCACTTACAAGACGGCAACCCTGTTTCTCAAGATTTCCATCTTGTATCCTAGAATTTGTTTGGAAAACAAGATTAGATGTCAGTTTTGAAGGAACAATCTTCCCATATCCTTGAATATTATCTACTTCAAAACTTACTTTTGAAACATAGCAATCAACTCCAAAGCAATTACTGAGTACCTTGTTCTGTGCTTCAACAATATTTGACATACAATCTCCTTTAGTTAAGTTCCAGCATCTTACCAATGATCCTCCTATATGTCAACTACCTGTCCGAAGTACATCTACAAATTTCAGACACAAAGATAGTAAATTATTTTAGTTTACCTCTTGACATTGTAGAAATTTGTGGTATCATTGACCTATACGCATCGGTGGTTTAGAGATGGATGGAGTTCCTACCTTAATTTGTACAGCACATCAAAACTGTACTAACCAATATAAGTTACAGAATATAGTAATGAAGAAACCGACCTGTTTACCCTATGAGAGGCCTAAAGCGTATGGCTGAGATACTTTGATAGTAATGTCAAGGTTGCACTAGCCGGGTATGCTAGTTGTTGTCCTATCAAGGATTACTTCTGGTTGAGAGTGCACACTACGTTAGAAACCTCAAGAGCATGGTTAACGTAATCTTCCCTTTAGTTATTCTTGGTTATTAATTTAATCTTGAGTACCTAAAGGGATAATTACGTTTAAAGTTCCTAAGAGCATAGAGTATTAAGGTGTACACTTAGTATACATTCAGTTTACAATTAACAATAATATAAGGAGACACAATGACTAGGAAGGTTAAACATGGACTGTCTGGTTCCAAAGAGTACAAGTGTTGGATGGGTATGAAATCTAGATGCTATAATAAGGAAGCACCAAACTATCATAAATATGGTGCAATCGGGATTGAAGTTGACAGCACCTTTGTTAATGACTTTGCAGCATTTATAGCAGAAGTAGGTATGATGCCAGATTCCGTAAACAGATGGACAATAGATAGGATAGACGGTAGTCTCGGTTATTTGAGAGGGAATATCCGATGGGCTACAGCTGAGCAGCAGACAAGAAACCGTAGAATGCAGGATAACAATGAATCTGGAGTAACTGGAGTCTATTGGACAAAAGGTGTTTGCGGAAACACTTATGCAGTCAGTAGTTGGTATGAGATGATTGACGGTAAATTGAAGCAGAGACATAAGAGCTTCAATACAACAAAACTTGGACTTATGCCAGCCTTCTCTAAAGCAGTGCTGTGTAGAATAAGTGAGATGAATCGGTTAAATAGTAGCGGGTACGGTTACTCTGATACCCATGGCAAGTGAAACCCAGTTTAAGACAAAGGAGAAAAGAATGAGTAAGAAGATTAAGCAAGGTCAAACAAAGTGGAAAGTGGTTGTCTATGAACCGGGTAAGATAGAAGGCTATGATGATCAGTATGTAGCTTGTGTTTATAGATGCTATGCTGATAAGGTACAGAACGGAAACATTGACTACACTTGTGGTACAAAAGAATACTATATTTGTAGTGAGAAGTTCTGGAATAATAAACTAGAAGATACATTTAGGAAGGCTCTGAAGAAAGCACAACTTGAGATTGCTGCACTAACTACTTGAGCTTAGAGCTAATGTTTTCTAGCAAAAAGCATTGACTTCCTCTACCATTCTGCTAAGATACTGTCTTTAATTAACTAAAGGAAAAAGTATGAATGAATTAGAGATAGCACTTGGCTCCTTATATGCTTCACACACAGCAATTAATGAAGCCAGAAAACGAAACGAAATAGAACAATCATGTTACCTAGAAGGGACAAGATGTCTTACCTGTGTCAATGCAAATTCCAAGATCATTAAAGAAGTACAGGACGATGTTGGCATCGCTATTAGGAAACTTGATGAAGCATTAAGTAGGTACAATAGGATGATTGGATATTAAAAGGAGAATATATTGGATTACAAAGATAACAGCATTTGGCTTATGCAAGGTGATTGCTTGGAACGAATGAAAGAGATTGGAGGTAATTCTGTGGACTTAGTGCTTTGTGATCCACCCTATCAAACTACATCGATTGTTTGGGATAAGATGTTGCCTTTTGATAAATTATGGCAGCAATACAAACGTATCCTAAAGCCAACCGGAACAGTTCTTCTATTTGGTGTTGGTATATTCACAGCTAAAGTAATTCTAAGTAATGAGCAGTGGTATAAACAAACACTCATCTGGAATAAGAATAAATGCGGTAGTCCAGGTCTAGCTAAGATTCGCCCTATGCAAGTTACAGAGGATATCGTTGTGTTTTCGCCTAAGAGAACTGTGTATAATCCTCAGATGGAAGTAGGAGTACCTTACTATCGCAAATCGAAGAAAGAAGGAGGATATACTTCACGTTGTAATACTCATGGGTACGGATTGAAACCAGTAAAAGAGATTAGTAATAATGGTACTAGATATCCGAAGAATATAATTAATATTCCTGTTGATTACTCAGCACAACAAAGAATACACCCTACACAAAAGCCTGTGGCACTAATGGAATATTTGATTAGGACTTATAGCAATGAAGGGGCTACTGTATTAGATAATTGTTTTGGATCAGGACCAACAGGAAAGGCTTGTAAGAAAACAAATCGTAACTTTATTGGCATTGAATTACCCGAATCGGAGAATGGATACTTTGAATTAGGCAGTAATGAAATTATTTGTTACCGACCTATCAACTTAGTAGAAAATAATTAACATCATTTCCTTGACAAACAATAAAACTCATGCTATAATTATACTTGTAGTATTAGATTGTAATCACTTCTGAATCAAATGCAACCTTTAAGCAGTTGTAACCTAAGTCAGTAATGCTATCTTACAATTTATCAATACTGCAGCTAAACCTTCTTACATCGAAATGCGCCTCTTTTACCTCCTTTAAACGTGCAGTTCCTTAGTAAGACACGGATCAGTAACCGTGAAGAATTCTTATGTTAGTGTAGAAACTAGCCGAAATGACTCCACGATATAGTTGTCTGACACCTTGGAAAGACGAGGACTAAGAAGTATAGTAACATACTGATAGGACAATATTGCTGTCTATGAGATTACTCAGCAGTTGAGCAAATACAGTAGCTTTGTATAGCCTTAGAGTGCACCTAAGATGTTACTATAACTTATTGGTTATGTGCATTGAAATAATATGGCATGAATAAGCATAAGCTGAAAATAACAGATACGTAACTAACAAAATATAACAATAACAATATAGGAATAACCTTTACAATGTCAGAGACAGTAAAATATAATATCAAAAGAAGTTGCAAGTCCTGCAAGGCTATCTTCCAGTCAAGTGTACTTGACGATGAAATCTATTGCAATAATTGCAGAGAAGATAGTACAGAATTAGACGTGTATTCGTCTGAGAGGGATTATGATGATATTGTAAATACTAGCTGTAGGACAAGTCCTGTTTTTTATGATTAATACTCAGAGTAAATTATAATGGCTCTACGGAATAACGTGTGGAAAGGATACTAAAATGGAAGTGACAGAATTCACCGACGAGGATGCCGCTGATGTTGGTCGCGCACTTATTAAGGCCATTGAGGTACATGTAGGCGGCCGAAGGTGGCCGATGGACTGCCCGAGCGAGATTGTTGGCGACCTTTGCAACGAGCGTGACGAATTGCGGGCAGAGGTTGCCAAACTGAAAGCCATCGTGAAAGCGAATCAGAACTGCGGATGCGCCATTACGCCGTGCAGTCATGATATTGAATACGCTTCCCGTGACAAGGATGCTGAGCGATACCGCAAACTGCGCAATGACGACAATTGGGGAGAAGACACACCGAGAACAGGTGATTCCGCGTGGAAGATTCTCGGGCACCTTTCGTGCGAGGCATTTGACGACTTCATCGACAATCGTTTTGCATTGCGTGCTGAATAACCGCCAGAGCATCTTCGTTTCACGTGGGTTCATTGTTGATGTATGCGACATGGCATTGCCGAAGAACGAAGGAAAGTGACCGACATACTTGACCTTGATGGCGTGCACACCGTGTTGCTTATGCACCGCACCGCCCATCTCAGGGATCATGCCGGCTATCACCACAACTTCCGCCGAAAACGGCATTCGAATCTGTGCCGCGTGTAACCAGCGTTTTCACTCGGATGGTGCTAGTTAGCATAAATCACCTTCCCCACCATAATACATTGAGTAATTCTACTCAAATAATAATTAGAATAAAGGATAAATTACTTATGGCGAATCCCCAATGGCAAAAAGGTATGGAGAGTCCTAATTCCCAAGGACGACCAAAAGTTTTAGATAAAGATAAAAAGACTAATAGAACACAGCGTCAAGAGGAATTCATGTCCCTTGTGCGTAAGTTCAAACCACATCTTGCAAAGGCCGTAAAGGCAGCAGTAACGATCTTAGATAGCGAAACCGCTAGTGAGTCAGGGAAATTACGGGCGAGCGCACTTATTTTACAAACATACCAGGATTTGGTAAAGACACTCTACGACTACAGATATGACGAGGAAGAGGCTGAAGAGATTCAACAAAATAACGCGCCTATATTTAGTCTCCGAGTATTAGAAAATCCAGATAAAGAATAAAAATAATAAGGAGTTAATTTGAGTATCGATGAGAGATTTACATTAGCTCCTGCAAGTATTCCGCAAGAGCAATTCTTAGAAAGTGATGCAACTGTAACTCTGTATGCTGGCACCATGGGGGCTGGTAAATCCTTTGCCATTGTATTAAACATGGTGAAATTTGCAGCAATGAAGAATTCAACCATCGTATGTTACCGTAGAACTCAGCCAGAAATTAAAGCTCCGGGGGGTATTTGGCAAGAAGCTGTACCTATATTCAAGAAGATGTTTCCAGACTGCAAGGTAAGGAGCAGAGACTGTGAGATATATATACCATCAACTAACTCGGTTGTAAAATTTCAAGGTTTGCAATATCAGTCTGACGTTGATAAAGCCCTTGGTAGTCAATTTTCAGCTATTTTCTTTGATGAGGCAGTTACATTTAGTCCGTTTGAGCAATTTATTTTACCATTACTAGGAAGATTAAGAAGTGGTAAAACTGATTATGCCCCACAGATGTTTTGGACTACTAACCCGAGATTTGACCATGGTATATATCACTGGATCAAAAATTTTTATCTTGATGAGCATGGAATCCCTCTTAAAGAGAAATCCAATACAAAACGATGGTTTGTTCTTGTTGATAACATGCCTGTTTGGTTTGATACAGAACAGTCGGCACTAGATTACTGCGATACATTGCCTGCTCATGGTGGTGTAAAAGTAAAGCCTCTTAGTTTTACTGCTATCCGAGCGCACGTAACAGATAACATTCCGTTGGTTCGTGCAAATCCTCAGTACATTGCAAATCTTCAAGCTCTCCCGGAAATAAAACGCAGAATTTATCTCGATGGTTCATGGACAGCAAGAGAAGAAGAAGCTGGCCTATACCTTAGGACGATGAGTAAAATTGTACCTTATCCCAATATGAAGGCAAATAAACGTTGTAGAAGTTGGGATTTGGCAAGCAGTCCTGTTTCAACTCAGACAAAAGACCCTGATTGGAGTAGGGGTGTTCTAGTATCAAAAGAAGATGGAGTTGGATGTTATACAGTTGAGGATATAGTTGGTGTTAGGGACAGACCACATGTGGTTGAAAGTCTAATTTATAGCACCGCATTATCCGATAGGGAATTATATGGTCGGGTTGTATATTCTATCCCTGTTGATCCGGGGCAATCTGGTGTTGCTAGAGCTAATGATATTAAACGCAAATTAGCTGAAATTGGTATTGAATGCTATTTAATTCGACCAAGTACGGCAAAGAGAACCCGTTTCTTGCCATTCAGTGCTATTGCCGAAGCCGGCTACGTTAATGTTGTAAAAGCAGATTGGAATGAAGTCTTCTACAACGAACTTGAAGAATTCAGCGGATTGAAGCGTGGGGAACGAGATGACATTGTAGACTGTTGTAGCGATGCAATTTTAACGCTAAATAAGCAGATTCAACTACCATCCTTCACCCTCCCAGACCTATCAACATCAAATCAATCCTTCGGATTCCAATCCACAGATTTCCAATCTGGTTTATCCGTAAGTCTGTAATGTTGATAAAACGTCTACAATATTACTAAAATATCTACTATTCTGCAGTAATCTAATGATTCATCTACAAGTGTTACTTATTCAATACAAATAGTAATAAATGTAAAGGATAAGTAACACTTTAAATAATAACAAATATAAGGAGAAGCCTTTATATGGCTCGACAACCAAAAGTAGCAGAAAATGTTGAAGTCAGTAAGGCTTCTAATCTCGGTGATAATGATATTTCGCGTTTCCGTTTAGGTGAACTCGGATACGTTGGCTTACCAATCTTCAACGGTGTATCAAATGAAGAAATTAAAAGTGAACTCAATCATCCAAACAGTGTAAAAACTTATAAGTTAATGAGTTATCACAGTAGCATTAACGCTCCGCTAAATCTATATTCTAATATGGTTGCTAAAGCATCTTATAGGTATATTCCTCCAAAGGATGCTACTACAGAGGAAAAGAATAGAACTGAAATTGTTCAGTCTATGTTTGAAGATATGGATCACCCTCTGAGTGATTTCATTGAAGAAGCTATGACAATGACTACCTTTGGTTGGTCTGTTGTTGAGAAGGTATATCGCAAGAGAACTTCATCCGCAGGTAGTATGTATGATGATGGATATATTGGAATTAAAAAATTAGCATTACGTTCTCAAGAAAGCATTGAAAAATTTATTTTCGACTCTGAAGGCAATGAAGTCCAAGCAGTCAAACAAAACCTATCGGGACTAAATGATCCTTATAATCAATTTAAGAATCGTAAAGAATTAGTCGTTACTATTCCACGTAGTAAATTCATGCTATTTAACTTAGGCCGTAATCGTAGTAATCCTTATGGTACTTCCCCTTTACGCGATGTTTACACAAGTTGGAAATACTTGCAAGCTATTGAAGAACTTGAAGCACAGAGCGTAGTAAAGGATATTAACGGTCTTCCAGTTTTAACCTTGCCACCTCAATACATGTCTGCAGACGCTAGTGCAGATCAAAAGGCAATTTACGAGAATTTCAAGAATATCATGCGAAATCTTCAACAAGGTTCTCAATCAAGTTTAATTCTCCCTAGTACAGTTGATCCTGAAACAAAGAAGCCTTTATTTGGTATTGATTTATTATCGCAAGACGGTAAGAAAAATTTCGACTTAGATAAAATTAAAGAATATTATCGAGCAATGATATTCATTGGGCTTGGTGCTGATGTTCTCTTGATGGGTAATACTTCTGTAGGATCATTTGCTCTAGGTTCATTGAAGACAAGCCTTACAGGTAGTGTAGCTGAGATGTACATCAAGCGAATTCTACAAGTAATTAATGATGATTTAATTAAACAAATCTATATTCTTAATGGTTGGAATCCTGCTAGACGTTGCAAGATGGATTATGAAGGCTTCGAAGATGGAGACTTGGAAACACTATCAAAAGCCTATCAGCGGCTTGGTGCAACAGGTTTCTTACCAAAAACGTTGGATGTTATTAACAGGGGTTTAGTTTCATTAGGCATTGATCCTCTTCCAGATAGCACAACTCAAGAAGAAATAGACAAAATGCTTCCAGACTCAACCACCCGTAGTGGTGATGGGATGAAGCAAGGTCTTCCATCCGGGACAGGGGATGCTAATGGTTCTGGTGGAAATGCTTCAGATACAAATTCAAATAACGCAGCATAACCAAGGAGAGCAATTTGTTTAATAAATACAAAATAAATTGCTTAGTATTTGCCTTAAAGATGTGGATAGCTCATAAATTAAAATCATATGTATTTATTACAAGGTCAATTGGTCTTAATGGAATGATACCTCATTTTGGACATTGCATAGAAAAGAATGGATTTCTCTTTGTTGAGGATTATATTCCTAAAGTTAGAAAAGATAATATAACTGATAAAGGAGATTCATTCTTAGTATTTGATGGCAATTATAGAGTTAGGGTGTTTGAACTTAAATCTATAATTATATCTGATAGCCTTTACGCTGCAAGAGTAAATACTTTTAAAGCACTAAAATAATATATTTGTAATATACCTTGACTTTATTAACTTTCCATGATATAATATTTATTATAGAATATACTTTATTTATAATTGAAACTATAAAGTAAAATTACAAAAGATTGTCCATATAGATATTGGGCGTCATTCATGAAAGAGAAGAATGCCATACTCTACAGATAACCCTCCTCGTTGGGCATCCAAGAAATCTAAGGCAGTTCAGAAAGTAGCAATTGAAGTTTTCAATACTACTTTAAAGGATACTGCCGATGAAACAAAAGCTCAAAGAGCCTCTATGAAAGCAATGGCTAACGCCGAAAAAGCTTTTAAGAAGAAAACCAATAAGGCTCTAATTAATAAGTCTCTTGATAATGAAAAACGACTAGCAACCTTTGTTGTATTAGAACCTCAAAATATCGAAGATGTCTCTGATGGACATGGTGATTTCTACGATGAAGAAACTATTCAAGATGCTTGTATTCAATTTAATAAAAGTTTAAATGAACGTAAGGGTACTCTCTACCACATGGTAGATACTGAAGGATACTCATTTGTAGAATCATATGTAACTTTAGCAGATATGGATATTGATGGTCAAATTATTCGCAAAGGAACTTGGTTACAAACCATATATGTTTCTTCAGACTGGATTTGGAATGGCATTAAAGACGGAACATTCAATGGTCTATCTGTTGAGTGCATAGGAACTGTGGAGGATATTTAATTGAGTACAACTGAAAATAAACCCGCCCGTAGGGCAACACGTAAGATTAAGAAGTTTGATTTCTCTAAAGAAGATGCAACAGTTTCTCTTGTTGGACCTGCTGTTGGTGGAGCATGTAATGGATATGCTACACTATTGACAAAGGCAAATAAACAAGTATCTGAAGAGTTTCTACAGAAAGCATCTCAAATTACAGTAACAATGAGTATCAATGAATATCTACAACGATTCTTTGGAATCTATTGTAGTGCAGATGCAGAGTTACTTGCTCGTTCCCTTGGCTTCACTACTGACGGTATGGATAAAGCTGCCCTTGAAGCTCAAGAAGAACTACTAGATGCTAATGAACCACCAGAACAACCTGATTGTTGGGAGTCTGAGCCTGGGGATACTGACTATGAGAAGTGGATTAATTATAAACTCCAAAGTATCTCAGTAATGAAGTCACTATTCCAAGCAGGTAATATCGAAGAAGAATTAATTAATCTATCTGAAAATGATTATCTACAGATTCTCAAAGATCAAGAGATTGTAGAGAAAGCATTTATTGAAATCGATAAGGCTTGTGGTAAAAATAAGAAGCCTGTTAAAAAGAATTCTACTACTGACGTAGGGGATACCTCAACTAACGCTAGCGTTGAGAAAAGTAATGGGGTATCAACCCCTGTTGTTAATAAAACTAAAAAGGGAAATAAATCTATGGCCGTTCAAACTATTGAACAAGAGGTTGAGGTTATTGCTAAGGCTCAATTTGATGAAATTCAGAAGCAACTTTCTGATAATCAAGTAGAGCTACAGAAGGCACTAGACCTAGTTAAGCAATTTGAAACTGAAAAGAAAGAAGCTATTGCTAAATCTCGTAAGGAATCTCTCGTTAAGGCTTGTGGGGATAAAGCTGAAGTTATTTTTAAGGCTTGTGGTGATGCATCAGAGGAAGACTTCGTTGCAGTAGTAAAGGCTCTTGCAGATATGCAAGCAGTTATTGAAAAGTCAGGTCTGTTTCAAGAGCAAGGCGCTTCTGTTGAAGGTGAGCAAATCCAAGAGTCTGGCGTTGCTGCTCTGATTAAAGCCAAGTATTCACAAAAACAATAATATAAAGGAAATAATATGTCAATTTCAGCTACTGAAAAGCAACGCCTATCTAATCTAATCAAGCGCGAACAATGGCCTGAACTCGGTTTTACACGTCAAGTTGCTGTTGCAAATGAAGCTGCTGCAAAGACTTACCGAATCGGAGAAGTCCTTGGCAAAGTTACTATTGGTGGAAAACTAAAAATTGCAGTTGAAACTGCTGTTGATGGCTCTAAGGTATTCTACGCAATCTGCCTAGAGGACAAGACTGTTCCAGCTACTACTGATACTAATGTTCTAGTCATGTATCGTGGTGATGCTGCTATTAATAAGGCTGGTCTATATCTTGATAGCACTTATGATGATGCTACCAAGAAGGGTGTTATTTATACCGCTATTGAAGCTGCACGTATTGAACTGCTAGAAGCTGTTTAATTTAAATAATTACAATAAAAAGGAAATAAAACATGGCTCTAGGTCAATCACAAACCAGTCAATTTAAACTAGAAGATCGTACAAACGAACTTCTACTTCTCCCGCAGACTTGGACCCTTCTTGGTGATTCCGGTATTTTCCAAGAAGACTTCCTGTCAACAAATACTGTCTCTTTTGAAGAGCGTACTGGTACTCTATCTGTAATCAAGGACCAGATTCGTGGTTCACGTCCTCAGACTCGTTCTAACGATGTTCGTAAGATTCGTACTTATGGTACTACTTATCACCCGATTGTTGATGCCCTATATCCTCAAGATATTGCAGGCGTTACCCGTCCGGGTTCAATGGGTCAGCAACTTGATACCAAAGATGCTGCACTGGTTCGCAAGCTAGAGGTTATTCGCAAGTCATTTGACATGACTCTAGAATTAGCTCGTTGGAAGACCCTTGGTACAGGTACAGCTTGGTCCCCAAATTCTACAGTTTCTGAAAACTTCTACACAGATGCAGGTGTTACAAAGAATGAAGTAGATTTCGTATTTGGTACTGCTACTACAGATATTGTTGAAAAATGCGAAGCAATTATTGCAGGTTTCCAAGCTGCAGCTACCGAAGGTCAAGTTATTCAGCGTGTTATTGGCTATGCGTCTCCTGCATTCTTCAAGGCTCTTATCAGTCATGCTAAGGTTGTTTCCGCTTACACCTATTACACCGCTACCGAAGGTCAGCAAATCCTTCGTAACCGTGCAGGTGGTATGGGTCTATATCGTCGTTTCAGCTTTGCTGGTATTGACTTTATTGAAGTAAGCCAATCTTATGGTGGTGATGCATTCGTTACTGCTAAGGATTGCGTATTCGTTGCTCAAGACGATATGGGTGCATTTACTACTTTCTACTCACCTGCTGCTCGTTTTGGCTACGTGAACACTGTTGCTGAACGTTCATATGCATGGACTTTTGAAGACCCACGCATGACAGAAATCACCATCGAAGCAGAGGCTTCATTCTTGAATGTACTCAAGAATCCTCGTTTTGTTGCACGCGGTTACACCGCTTAATCTTTAACTAGATTATCAAACCCTCTTAGGAGGGTTTATCTCATAGATTATTCTTTACTTTAAGAGTAGTTTATGAGATAACTTACATGAGGTAATAATATGGCATATGTAGTAACCCCAGAAGATATTCTCAAGGTACGTATGGAGGTAGCCGATACTGAAACTGGCCTATATATTCTTCCTGATACTACATACGAATACATTCTAATTAAAAATAGTGGATCAATTGGAAGATCATCAGTAGACGCGGCTAGAATGATCCTAATGCGATTAAGTATTACTGCTAAAGATCAAATTGTAGATGTAATTTCTATAAAGTCAAGTAAGCAGGCGGATAGTTATCGTCAAGCTCTAATTTTATTCATTTCCAATCCATCACTGAATCCACTTTACAATAATATCAATGGATGGGCTGGAAACGTAAGTATCAGTGAAATAGAAGCAAATATCAATAACCTTGATAATAATACTCCTTCACTAGCTGTAAATCCTTTGCAGCAAAATATCTACGATCCTAATCAGAATCCATTTACTATCTAAGGGGGATAACTTATGAGTAATCCTTTCATTCAAGCTGTAAAAGATTCTGTGTATTCTCATGGTATAGATATAACATTCATTACAGTTACTGAAGGTATATATGATACATCAACAGGTTCTGTTATGAATACAGAAGTAAATACTACAGTAAAAGCTTTCCCTAAGAATGTTAAAACTAACCAATATAATTTTCCAAATTTAATTGGGAAACAAGTTACTGAGTTTTTAATTGTACCTGCCGATTTACTTGTAAAACCTAATCCCCAGGATAAAGTTATTAGAGGTGGAGTTACTTATACTATAGATTCTGTAAAGGAACATACAGCTCAAGGTGAAATTGTACTGCTTAAAGTTATTGTATATAAGGGGTAATTGTGATTACTGGAAGTAACGCAGATATAATTACTAAACAGCTTGAAGAATATAGTAAAGAAGTAGAACGTAAATTAAAAAATATGGTCGCTGGATTTGCAAGAGAGGTTGCTTTAGCTGCTAGTGAAAATACTCCTGTTGGTAATGCAGCAGATATGATGCAAGAGAATACTAAATATAGAGGATACTATCTTAATCGACAAGATGAATTTGGTATTCCAATTGAGCCGGGATACCATTCTGGTGCATGGCAATATACTGAAGGTACAGCTAAATTTACTCCTGTAATATTCTCTTCCAGTGAAATGGCTAATGATGTTGAGAATGAAGCTGAATCTTCATATCAATTAGGTAATTCTTTCTCTATTGCGGCTATTGGTCCGGGTTATGCTGATCTTGAAGGCGGTAGATCAGATCAAGCTCCTGAAGGTATTGGTACTCCAACAATAGCACAAATTCAAGCAGCGCATCAAGCGCAATTAAAACGATATTATGACGCAGGATAACTATAAAGGAACCTTATGTCCGCCATTATAATAGCAAAGAAGTTAGTGGAAACTAAACTTAAAACAATTAGTCCTTCATTACCTATTGCTTGGGAGGGTGTATCTTTTAATCCACCTGCAGACGGAAGTAAATATCTAAGATGCACTTTAACTATTGGTAAGCCTGATGATCGTTGTAAAGGTGGAACATACTACAGAGAGAATGCAACTTTCAATGTATATGTAATGGATAAATTAAATATTGGTACAGTATCAGCATTGACTACAGCAGAACTTGTTAGAGGTTTATTTCCTAAAGGCTCTTCTATTGAAGAAGGGAATACGAGAGTGAATATTCTTACTACCCCACATATCTCAGGAGTAGTTGCTACCAGCGATAGATTAGTCTGCCCTGTAGCTATTAGTTTAACTATTGAATCAATGTAATCCGCGCTGATTTAATACTAAAGGTTGGTCAGCCATAATTGACAAGTATTTGCAAATACTAAATTAACGTTAATAACAATAAGGAATAACAATGGCAAAAGCAAAAGGGATTAGTAAGCGCGTAGCTTATAAATTGGAAAGCTCATGGGGTACTCTAGCCGGTGCTACCGGCGCAAAGCAAGTTCGTAGAATTACAGCAGATTTTAACTTACTAAAAGATTCGTATGAATCATCAGAAATCCGTACAGACTATCAAGTAGCTGACTTACGCGCTGGTGTTCGTAGTGCTGAAGGTTCTCTTAATGGTGAATTATCTCCCGGCTCATACTCAGATTTCTTTGGTTCAGTTGTAGCGCGCGATTTTGCGGTAGTAACCCCAGGTGCTTCTACTTCAGCGACTATTGCCGTAGCAGGTACTTACTTTACAATTACTCGTTCCACTGGTTCATGGCTTACTGATGGTATTAAGGTTGGTAATGTAGTTCGCATGACAGGAGCAGGTCTTTCTGCTGCTAACGTAAGCAATAACTGCTTGGTTATTAGTATGTCAGCTACAGTTTTAACTGTCAAGGTTCTATCAAGTGTTTCCCTAGTTGCTGAAGGTCCAATTGCTACAGTAACAACCACTGTATCAGGTAAGACTACTTATATTCCAGCAACAGGTCATACTGATAATTCATACACTGTTGAGCAATGGTATGCTGATATTGCTCAGTCAGAAGTATTTACAGGTATGAAAGTTGGTACAGCTAATGTTCAACTTCCTGCAACTGGTATGGTCACAACTGACTTTACATTCATGGGTAAGGATATTGGTTCAAGTGGTGCAACTGAATATTTTACTACACCAACTGCTGCTTCTACAACCGGGCTTCTTACTGCTGTACAAGGTGCATTAATTATTAATGGTTCAGAAGCAGCTTGTGTTACCGATGCGAATATCTCAATCGAACGTACAATGGAACCAGCCCAGTGCGTAGGCTCCAATAGTAATAGTGAAATCTTCGTAGGTAAGATTAATGTAAAGGGTAGTCTATCTGCTTATTTCTCTGATTCAGTTCTCCGTGATTACTTTGATGATGAAACAACTATTTCTCTAGTTCTAGCCGTTACTACAGGTACTGAAAAGAATGCTGACTTTATTACATTCGTATTACCAAAGGTTAAGCTAAGTACATTTACTAATGCAGATGCTGAAAACGGTATTGTATCAAGTATTGATTACACTGCGCTATTAAATGCTGTAACTACTACTGGTCTAGTTGATTCAACAATTATGATTCAAGATAGTCAAGCATAATTAACATAATTTATAAGATTAAAAGCCCTACCAATGGTAGGGCTTATTTAGTATGAGGTATAAATATGCCTAAAGTAGTAAAAGAAATTATGAGTGATTTATCTACTGGTGAACTGTCTGTAGAATGGGATGATGATTCAACAAATAAATTTAATTTAGCGAATACCCTAACAGTTCTGGAGAATACTGAAAGTACAAAACTTGATTTTGTATTTAATGGAGTTGCTGTTATATCAGTAGGTACTACTCCGCCAGTTGATAATGATGAAAAACCAAATGGTTCAATATATTTTCAAATTTAATAAAGGATAATAAAAATGCCAGCAACTATTCACATGCCCGACGCATATCTAAATTCAAAACTTCTTTCCCTTGAAACTAATACATTGAAATGTGTACTAATTGATATTACAAGTTACAACAGAGCAACAGATTCTGTTCTTACTGATCTTACCCAAGTAACAGGTACAGGATATACTGCTGATGGTCAAGCACTAACGTCAGTTAATGTTGCAGCAGATACAACAAATCATTGGACAACTATTACATTTACCCCCGCTGTTTGGTCTGGTGCAACAACTATCAGTGCAACAGGTGCTGCAATCATTGATACTACTGATGGTAATAAGATTATTGCTGTTGATGATTTTGGAGCAACTGTTTCTTCTGTAGCCGGTACTTATACTGTTGCACCTATTGTACTTAAATTTCCTCATCCGTAATATCATATTATGGGTGAGTCATATTCTTGTGCAGCAGGAGGGGTAATAGTTGCAGGAAGACATCGCCGCCCTTCTTGGAGAAGGGCATCCACTGCATTTACATGGGGAACAATTCCTGTAAGTAATACTCTTGATGGAATAAACCCTGCTAATAACCCTATTTATAATTCTGACTATCCTTCCCGCCCTGTATGGAGACTTACTAATGCAGTTGGTGGTATTTGTAATGGCTCAGGGAATAATTTATTCCCGTATTCTGGTGCAATTTGGGATGAATCAACAGGGCGTCTTATTCTACCATTACAGGGCGGTCATGGGGATCATGGGGGTAATGACCCTTATGATGTACGTTTGTATGATGATGTTCCTAATTGGGTAATGCGTCGTCCACCCTCAGGGGCGTTACCATTAATTGCAGGAGGATTGCCTGCCGGATCAACCCCTCAAAATACATCTTTCTTACTCGCTGATGGTCAAGAAAATTCCGGAGTATATGCTGATGGCAGACCTAGATCGATGCACTCCTATAGATTGCACTCATATGTTCCTGGCATCGGGCCAGTTATGTCAGGGCTTGGTGGTATTTATCCATCAGGTCAAGCTAGTTTAGCTCAGACATGGAGTCTTGATGAGACAACATGGGAATGGACTTATCGTACAATTCGATTAGGATATGCTCCAGGCTCTGTGATGGAAGGTGCTTCTATTTATGATCCAACTCGCCATAGGGTCTGGTGGCTTGGAGCAGGATTCAGTCGTCTATGGTGGCTTAATTTAGATACATGGTCTTGGGTAGATACAGGGCATGATAAAAATACAAGCGGAGGAACATCCTTAATATATTGCAAAGAAATCGATGCACTATTTGAAGGTTGCGCTTATTATACTAACGATTTTGCCGTATGGAATCCTGCAACTGGTGTTCAGTATGAACCTGCAATTATTGGAACTGCTCCGCTTACAATTGATGGTAATGCAGGTATGGCATGGTGTAACTCCAGAAGATGCATGGTCTTTCTTGGCAGCTCAGGCCAACTTTATACACTTACTCCCGGCGCTAACCCATTTACCGATGCTTGGACTTGGGGGCAAATTAGTGTAACTGGTGCACCATCTGCGCAATATTCTGGAGGGGGGACTACTTCTCGCTTTCAATACTCAGAACGTCTTAATGGATTTATTTTGCTTAATTCAACAGCAGAACAACCATATTTTTTAGCACTGGATTAAGTTATGACACAATTATTTCTAGAGCAATTTACATCAGCTACCGAGCTAGTTAGCTATGATTATTCTCCAAATTGGAAACTTTTCCCAGCATCTACTTCGTATGCATATATAAAGGATTCTGCATATACAAAATCCGCCCCAGCATACCCTTATCATTACAACGACAGTGCTTCAGCAACACCTCCCACTGCCAATTATTCCGTTAGTGCCGATGTTATTGCACGAACAATTGTGTCTGGAAACGCTGCAGGTGTAGCTGCTCGGGTAAATCCCGGTAGTAGTAAATCCTACACGTTTATGATTCATTCTAATGGTAACTTAACGCTGACAACAGAACCTTGGGCTACGATTGGTACAGCCACAATGTCTGTTGTTGCAGGAAATACTTACCGCGCCAAGATTGTTGTTGATGGGGATCAGATCAGTGCTTATGTTGATGATGTACTTAAAATTGGTCCAGTAACTCATACGACCAATACCGTAGCAGGTTATCCGGGTTTCTCAGTTTGGGCAGATTCATCTGGAACCAGCGCAACAACTGGCATGGCAATTGACAATCTAAGTCTTGATACTCTTGCAGGAGGCTCTCCTGATGCAAGCGCAGAAGGTGGAACTGGAACTGTCACAATTACTGCTACTGGTGGAGAAGCTACAGGAGGCTCATCTGGAACAGATATTGTAGCGGATGGTGGTACAGGTACGATTGTAATAACCGGAAGTGGTGGTGACGCCTCAACAACCTCTACTGGTTCATTTGTAACAGATGTAATGGAGAATAATACAGGGGCAGGCGCACTTGCTTCTACTGCTATTGTTTGGACATGGTATCAAGGCTCTATTGGGTCGGCTCCTACATCAACCACGCATGGTACAGGTACTACAAATTCATTAGGAGTAATTACTGCATCAGGACTACCTGCTGGAGCAGGATTCCTACTCGTTCGTACAAATGATTCATCAGGTGTTTATTACCAGCCCGGTACGGTGACATAAATGCTGCGTTCATTAAACAAGGTATCTAGCGGAAAACGTATCCTTGGTACATGGAACGTTGGCATTGACTCATCGATTATCTCCAGTGAAACAGCTACTGGAGATAACGGTGCCGGACTATTATATGATGATTCCTTACTTGGCAGTAATGCAGGTAAGGAATTACGTGTTCATATTACAAATTACACAGGCTCTCCATCTGCTCTCTTTGTCTATGAAAACGGCGCTATTGAGATAATTGGTGAGAGTAATGGCTCATATACTATTTCCTATGATGTATATGCTGATAATGTCCTAGTAGCCGCCGATACAGCTAGTATTTCTGTTGGTGAAGCTAGTATTTCTGTAATTGCGGATGGAGGAATAGCCCTTGTAGTTATAACTACAACAGGAGGGGTAGCTGAAGGTGGTGTTTCAGCTTACGCACTTGGCGGTACAGGGATAATTACAATTACCACTACAGGGGGAAGAGCATCAACAAATGGCACTCAAAATATATTCATAAAACAAGAATTAGGGTATATTTCTGTAAGTAGTACATGGATTAAAGTTCAAGGAACATGGGTAGAATCAATAGCCTATATCAAACAAAACGGTTCGTGGATTTCTCCATAATTAGGATTATTATTAAATAAGATATATTGTAAAATATTAATATACAATCCTTGACTTTCAGAATAATTGTGATATAATAGTATTAAGTGCAGAGCATAACTGCAAATATTTATATAAATAATCTAAATTATATTATCAATTATTTTGAAAGGAACCCTATGGGCTTTGATTTAAAAACTCAGAATTTCTCTGCTGCTGCGGAACAAGGATTTACATTTAATTTGACTCTTCCTGATGGTACGGAATCAGATGCAACATTGACGATTCTAGGTGATCTATCTCCTACTGTAAAGAATTATGGTAAGAAGAAGTATAAGGAAATTACTCAACAAACAAAGGCTGCTAAAGCCCGTGGTAAGGAGTGGGAACCTTCACTGGATGAAGCTGAGGAAATGGCAATCGAAGCAGCTATGGTACGATTAATTGGCTGGAATGGTTTCACAGAAGAAGGTAAGAAAGTTGAGTTCTCAAGAGAGAAAGCAGAAGTTGTACTAAAAGAGCATTCTTGGATTCGTGATATTATCATGCAGGAGTCTAATAATGTATCAAATTTTACTCCTCGGACATTGAAAGTTTAATTGCATTTGCAAAGCAAGAGTTTAAATTAGGTCAAACAGATAGAGCAAAACTTGAATCTGTAGCAAGGCAAACAGGTATAGTTCCAAAAGAACTTGAAGATTTAGAAGTAATCCCTGAGTCCTTAGAATATATTTGGAAATATTTCCTTGACCTAAATAGAAAGAGAACAAGTAATGGGTTTGGTCCTAATCCAATATTTTACTCTGAAATTCTTGCTTACTTTTCAGTGTATAAGATTGAATATGATGAATTAGATATTCAGCTATTAGATATTCTTGATAGTGTAGCAATGGAGCATTTTGCAGAAGAAGCAGAAAAAGAAAACAATAAGAATAAGAGCAAACCTAAGTAATATTTATAGAAGGTATTAATTCATAAGATTGATACCTTCTTTTGTTTTATAATTCATACGGATTGTATTAGTCCATATAAATTATACTAACAAAGGCAGTTATAATAAGAAGGATGATAAGATGGAGCTATCCCAGTTAGTTTTCGATGTGCAAACTCAGAAGTTGTTAGATGCTAGGAAAGCGATTGATGATTTAACGAAGAGCATGGGGCAGTTTAATAGAGTATCTGCTGATGATGCTAAATCTGCAATTGCTTCTGCAAAGGCCAGAGAGGCAGATGCCAAAGCTGCTATTTCCTTAGCTAAGGCTAAGGAGATTGAAACAAAAGCTGCTCTCGCAGCAGCAAAGATTAATGAATCTAACGTAAAGGTAAAGCTATCTGAAGAAGCTGCTAATCGTAGAGTTGTTGCTGAATTAGAAAAGAAAGCTGCTGCAGAAGAGAAAGCAACCCAAGCAGCAATAAAATCTGCTCAAGCTGCATCTAATAGCGTAAGTGTTCTAGAACGCCAACAATCCATATTAGAATTCATGACCCAAGGTTTCTCAAAAGGTCAAGCATCAATTCTTGCAACAGCACAAGCAGCAGGTGCACTAACTGAAGAATTAAGTCAGTTGGGTTCTGTGATGCAGATTCAACGGAAATTGTCTGGAAATGATCCATTCGACAAATCAATGTCTGGTCTTGTTGCATTGAAGAATCAGTATGGTGAAATTAGAGAGGCTATTCGACAGTACAATGCAGATTCAGATTTAACTAGAAATCAGACAAGAGAACTTACAAGAGATAAAGAACGTATTATTGAAAAGATGAAGCAAGAAAAATCATCTTTTACAGATATTAAAAATGCAATTAAAGATTACAATGCAGTCTATACAGACCAAGCATCTAAGGTTAATAAACTCCTAGGGGTGGAGAAAGAACGGGAACGTTCTCAACGTGACCATATCAATGCTATTCGTAATGTGCAATCTGCTGAAGAGCGCTTATTTTCAACTATATCGCACATTAATGAAGGACTTTCTAATAATGCTAATTTAAATGAACGCGCCGCGCTGGCTGTTGGTTCTTATGAGCGAAATCTTAGACTTGCCGGTATTTCTGGAGAACAAGCTGCAGTTAAGCTGAAGAAATTTAAAGATGCTCAAGCTGTTATTACTGCTTCAGAAAATAAGCGCATGGGCGATTATATAGCCCGTGGCGTAGGTGTGCAGTTAGGTGACGTAGGTGTATCTCTTGCATCAGGTCAAAACCCTTTCATTGTTATGATACAACAGGGCGATCAACTTCGCGGGCTTATCCAGCAAGCAGGTAGAGACGGTATAGACCTGAAGAATGTAATGAATGATGCTGCAGGTCAAATTGCAAAATCATTTAAAGATGTAGGTATTGCTGTAAGCTCTTTTGTAGGTGGAGCCGTTGTTCAGGCAGGTAAATCTTTAAAAGACGGTTTCATTGCTCCATTTACTCTAGTTGGTGAACTTGTAAAGAATATATTTTCAAAACAAGATATTAATCTTGGTCCTCAGATTGATGGTAATACTTTAGCTATACGCAATTTTACTACTGCATTAAAAGGGTCAGCAACAGCGTTACTTTCCATTGCTGTAGTGATCGGTGGTGTATTTGCTAAGGCAATGTATGATGCAAATAAACAAACTGATGAAGTTGTAAAGCAATTTGCACTATCAGGTAATTCATTGGGTTTATCAGCAAGTTCAATATCCAAGGTAAGAGATGAACTGTCTTCAATGAATATTACAATGACAGTATCATCTTCTATCCTGTCTGAGATGAGTAAAGCTAGTAATCTTACAGCATCTGAAATTTCAATGGTAGCCAAGTCTGCAAGTGAAATGGAAAAACTTGCAGGAGTAGCAATTGAAGATACAGTAAAGTCTTTCTCAAAGATGAAGAAAGAACCTGTGGAGGCATTACTTGAGTTATCAAATAAGACTGGATTAGTCTCAGCAGAAACTTTCAAATCTGTTGTTGCCCTGAAAGAACAAGGCAATCAAGCAGGAGCAAGTTCATTAGCAATTACAGAATTAGCTAGAGTTAATTCAGAACAAATCGATAGAATGAAGGCTGATTACTCATCCTTTACTCTTGCTATTAAAGATATGGGTACAGGTATTTCTAGTTTCTTTGATACTGTGTTCAAGAGTATGTTTGATAGATATGATTTTAATGTAGAAGCTAAAAAAATAGCAAATAAAACTATTGCTGAATTATCTAAGATTGAAGATATTCGTTCTAGATCAGGTCTTGGTTTGTCCAAGGATGAACAATCTAGATTAGACGCTGCAAGGTCAGCAATTGAAATGTATTCTACTGAAGAAAAAGCAGCTAAGACAGCAAGAGATGCTAGACAGAAGCAAATCGATATTGAGAATGAAGGTATTAAAGCAAGAAGTGATTTAGCAAGTGCTGCTGCATCTGGAATGTCTAAAGAACAAAAATATAGAAAAGATGCTCTATCTTTAGGAGATACTTATAGAAAATCAATTATTGCTGCGGTTGGCGATCAGGAAAAATTAAATAAGGCTGTATCAGACTACAATTTAGCTCTTAAAGGGTTACAAGAAACAAGAGATAAACCATCGGGGTCTGATAACAAAGCTGCTGCAGAAGCAAAGCGCCTTAAAGAATTAGCGGATTATTATAATCTTCAAGCTACTCAGAATGCCGATTACTCTCCTGATTATCTAAAGAAGAAAGCTGATCTTGAGAAATTATTTAAGACTAAAGCTATTACTGCTCCTGCTTTTGCAATAGGTACAACTGAACTTGAAAAATCCCAACCTTGGTATAAAGATTATCAAAAAGAAGTAGAGGCTGCTAAAAATATTCAGATTGCAACTGATGATTTGAATAGAAGTTATGAACAACAGCAAAAACTTCAGCTTATGCAGATCAAGGCTAAATTAGATAATATTGGTCTTACTGAAGAAGAGAAACTTGTCAAGGAACAACTTGTAAGAGTTGAAGAAGATCGAGTTAAGAATCTTGAGAAGATTAATGATCTAGTTGCTAAAGCCTCAAAGTATATGACTTCTGAGAATTTAGATAATTATAGAAATGAACTTAAGACCCAAGAGCAGATTGCATATGAAGAAAGAAAAGCAACGATTGAGCAATCTACAAAAGATGTTTATGCTCAAGTAACTTCATTTGAATCAGGTTGGAAGAATGCTTTTGCATCTTACACAGATATGGCAAAGAACTCTGCTGATCTAGGTAAGAAAGCCTTTGAAAGTATGACTAATGGCCTAGCTGATGCCCTTACTGAATTTGTTATGACTGGTAAATTAAGTCTTACAGATTTTGCTAATCACTTCATTAAAGAGATGATTCGTGCACAGATGCAATCAATGGCAGCGCAAGCGACAAATGCTACAGCAGGTATTCTTAAGACTGTTATTGGTACAGCACTCGGTGCATGGGCTGGTGGTGGAGCTAGTACGGCAACTACAGGTCCATCCGCTGCTACAGGGGTGGGCGGTACTAGCTGGTTAGGTTCTGGGCAGAGTTTAAATACTGGTTATGCTGATGGTGGCTATACAGGCTACGGTAATGTAAATCAACCTGCTGGGGTAGTCCATAAGGGTGAGGTTGTCTGGAGTCAAGAGGATATTGCTAGAGCAGGGGGTGTTGGCACTGTTGAAGCTATGCGCCAAGGTCTTAGAGGCTATGCTGACGGAGGTTTAGTTGGAAATAGATTCAATAATCCACAACAAGCAGCTAATGATTCATCTAGCGTGTCTGTCAGCGTAACAATCAATTCTGATGGTACAACAGATACTGAAACCAATCCAGATCAAAGTGGAAAACAACTAGGTAATCTAATTGCTAATGCTGTTCAAGCAGAGCTAGTTAAACAAAAACGAAACGGTGGTTTGTTAGCTTCAAGATAAAGGAAAGATATGAGTACATTCACTTGGACTGTAGATTATGGTGCAAATAATGAAGTAAAACCAAATGTTCTTAAAGCAGTGTTTGGTGAAGGCTATGAACAGAGAACTTCAAATGGTATCAATACAATGCCAAGAAGTTGGACATTAGGCTTTACTAAAAGTCCAAGTGATATTGATGCTATTGAGGCTTTCTTAGAAACAGCAGCAGGAGTTACTTCCTTTGATTGGACTCCCCCAAGAGGTTCTTCTGGTAAATGGTTATGTGAAGAATGGAAGAGAGGAATCCCTAATGCAGCTTTTGATACTCTTGATGCAAAATTCAGAGAGGTATTTGGAGAATGATTCAATCGGATATTCAGAAGTTAAATACTGGAAGTATTGTTGAATTATATCAACTTGATACTACAGTTGCGGGTGATCCTCAAATTTACTACTTGCATAATGGAGTTAATGAGCTAGGTAATTCTGTAGTATTTGATGGAGATATTTATACTCGATTTCCAATTATTGCTTCAGATTTTGAAAAGACTGCCCAAGGCACAATGCCTAGACCTAAGATTCAAATTGCTAATGTTACTGGTCTTATGGGGGCATTGGCAAAAGAACTTGGTGATTTAGTTGGTTCAAAGGTAACAAGAAAAAGAACATTTGTAAAGTATCTTGATGCAGTTAATTTCCAAGGTGGTGTAAATCCAACTGCTGATCCTAATCAAGTCTTAGATAATGAAATTTGGTTTATTGACAGAAAATCAAATGAGAATGCAGTATTCATTGAATTTGAATTAACTGCTGCATTTGATGTTCAAGGTGTGAAACTACCCCGCAGACAGATTGTTCAGAATGTATGCCCTTGGAAATATAGATCATCTGAATGTAGTTACACTGGGGGTGCGGTGGCTGATAAGTTAGATCAACCTACAACGGATATCAATAATGATCGATGCGGTAAGCGGCTACGTTCCTGCCAATTAAGATTTGGTATTAATGGAGTGCTGCCCTTTGGTGGATTTCCATCAGCCGGACTAATTCGGGGGTAGGTCATATGATTGAAAATATTAAAGACGAAGTTATTCAACATGCCCTTGATGAGTACCCAAGTGAATGCTGCGGATTAGCCGTAGTAATTAAAGGTAGATTGCAATATAAACGCTGTAGGAATACCAATCCTGGGGATCAGTTTGCTATTGATCCCTTGGATTATTCTGCTTGTGAAGATTTAGGGGAAATAATTGGAGTTTGTCATTCTCATGTAGATGAATCAATACAACCATCTGATGCTGATAAAGTAGGAATTGAAACTACAAAATTACCTTGGTTAATTGTAAATCCAATGACTAAAGATTTCAGTATTACTAATCCTACTGGATTTAAATTACCTCTAATCGGTAGGAAATTTCAACATGGTGTTGTTGACTGTTTTTCATTAATATTTGACTACTATAAAGAACTTGGAATTACTTTGCCTAATCCTTATCGAGAAGATGATTGGTGGTTAAAAGGTAAAGATATGTATAGAGATAATTTTGAATCTGCTGGGTTTATTAAAGTAGGTGGTTCAGAATTTACAGATATTAAAAAGCATGATGTTATTTTACTACAAGTAGGATCGCCAGTCCCTAATCACGGCGCAGTATATGTTGGTGATGGGTTTATTCTTCAGCATTGTCATGGAAGACTATCGAGTAAAGATGTTTATTCAGGTTACTGGAGAAAAGTAACTAATATTGTTTTGAGGCACAAGGAGCTAATGTGATTTCAGTTATTCTTTATGGGGAATTAGGAAAGTTATACGGGAAGGTTCATAATTATTCCGTTAAAAATGTACCAGAGGCTATCAAGGCATTAGAGGCTAATTTTAAAGGGTTTACTAATTCAATCCATAAAGATTCTCATTACAAAGTTATTGTAGATAAGACTGCAGTTGGTGAAGATGAAATTGGAAAAATAGCAAGCAAGACTATTAAAATAGTACCATTAATTCAAGGGGCAAAGAACGGTTTAGGACAGACTATACTCGGTGCTGTATTGATTGTAGTAGGTGCTTTTACGGCAGTATGGGGCGGTGAATATTTTATTTCAGTGGGTATCTCTCTTATGCTTGGTGGTATTTCACAAATGCTAACTAAGACTCCAAAATTAGCATCCGGTGCGGATAGACCAGATAATAAGCCATCTTATGCTTTCGATGGTCCAGTTAATACTACTGCTCAAGGTAATCCTGTTCCACTTTGTTATGGGAAAATGCTAGTAGGAAGTCAAGTAATATCTGCAGGCTTGGAGGCCACTGGATGACAAATATAATTCAAGGTAATGGTGGAGGTGGAAAAGGTGGAGGTGGTTCAGCAAGAGTAGCACAAGAAGCCCCGGATTCCCTGCAATCTAGACAATATGCAAAGGTACTTGATTTGGTCTCTGAAGGTGAAATTGGAGGTTTAGTTAATGGATTACAATCAATATTCATTAATGATACTGCTCTTCAAAATGAAAATGGTACTTATAATTTCTCAGGTATTTCTATAGATGGCAGAGTTGGTACTCAATCACAAACATATCTTACTGGATTTCCATCTATAGAAAATGAGGTTGCTGTAAGTACAGAAGTAAAATATGGTGCCCCTATTACTAGGTCAATTAGTAATCAAAATATTAATGCAGCAAGAATTACAGTATCTGTTCCTACATTGACAGAGCAAAATACATCTAACGGTGATTTAGGAGGTACTGCAGTTTCAATGCAGGTATTCTACCAAAATAATGGGGGTGGTTTTATTCCTGCCAGAGTTAATGTCGAGCAGCTTAATTTATCTTTCTCTGGAACTACAGCAAATTCTGGTACTCAACAAATACTAGGGGCATCCCTTGGGGTATCTTGGCTTGGAGATACAATAACTACCGGTGTACAAGTATGTAATTGGATTGCAGAGTATCGATTAACCCCTTCCGGAACATGGACTCAATTTGGGGGAGGAACATTTTCGGGTACTACTGGGATTGAGAGTGTAACCAATCTTGTTTTCCTTCTTGGGGACAATATATTAGTTACAGAGGAAATAAAAACAGCGCCGATCAGCTCTGGAGTAGCCAATACAGGCCTATCTGAAGGTACTTACGAGTTTAGAATTACCAAAACATCGGGAGTTGGGACAGTATCCTTATCATATGCCCTTGGTAACTATTATACACCGAATGTAATCATCTCTGGGAAAACAACTAGTAAATACCAACGAAGTTATCGTGTCGATTTACCTTCCCCAGGTCCTTGGGATATTCGAGTAGTTCGTACAACACCCGATAGCACAAGTTCCACTTTGCAAAATAGAACATTTTTTGATAGCTATACTGAAATTGTAGATGCTAAATTAAGTTATCCAAATAGTGCAATCTTCGGCGTACAAGTTGATGCTAAACAATTTAGTAGTATTCCATCAAGAGCTTATGAAATCTACGGTATTAAGATTAAAGTACCAGATAATTATAATCCAATAACAAGAGTATATACCGGGGAGTGGTCTGGTAATTTTCAAATTGCATGGTCGGATAATCCTGCATGGATATTCTATGACCTTGCAACAAGTGAAAGATACGGTCTTGGTGAATTTATCTCTCCCGATTCTATTGATAAGTGGAGTCTTTATACAATTGCGCAGTATTGTGATGAACTTGTTCCTACAGGATTAAATGGGCAGGAACCAAGATTTACTTGCAATACATTTATTCAAACTAGATATGAAGCGTATGATCTATTAACTCAACTTGCATCTATATTTAGAGCAATGGCATTCTGGAGTGCAGGGCAAATAACTTGTGTGCAAGATAAGCCATCTGAACCAATTGCATTGTTCACTGCTGCGAATATTATTGAAGGTAAATTTAACTATTCTGGTTCTAGTGTAAAAACAAGACATACAGTATGTTTAGTAACATGGAATGACCCATTAGACAGATATAAACAAAAAGTTGAATATGTAGAAGATGAAGAGGGTATTGCCAGATATGGTGTTTCTCAGACAGAAGTTCTAGCTTTCGGATGTACATCAAGAGGCCAGGCGCATCGTGTAGGAAGATGGATACTTTATTCTGAGAGAATGGAAACAGAAACAGTAACATTTAAAGCTGGTATGGATTCTGCTTTAATTTACCCTGGTGCAATAATTCAAACTCAAGATCAGTTCAGAAGTGGAAAGAGATTTGGTGGAAGAACATTTGGTTCCACAGTTAGTTTAATCAATCTCGATTCTCCTATTAATATTGAATCTGGTAAGACTTATGAAATATCAATTGTACAACCTAATGGTACTATAGAGTCAAGAGGTTTAACTAATGCAGTAGGACTAATTTCTGCAGCCACTTTAGCCACTCCACTAACTAACATACCTTTAGACGGTGCAATGTGGGTACTTTCAGCAAATGACCTTGTTCCGGAACAATGGAGAGTAATTAGTATTACTGAAGCAGAACCTAACGTTGTTGAGATTTCTGCACTAACAAATAGACCTGATAAATATGCTGCTATTGAACAGGACTTAATTCTTGAGCCAATTAACACTACAAGTATTTCAACAGGAGAACCACAGCCCGTAGTGAATATGTCCGTTACAGAAGCTCTATATTTGATAAATCCAAGCATTGTTGGTAATTCAGTTATTATAAGTTGGACAGGAGATTCCCCAAGATATATTGTGAGTTACTCCAGTAATGGAGATAGCCCACAGCAGATTGATGTAACAACTTCATCTTATACTTTTACTGGCGTACAACCTGGAGTTTATACATTTTCAGTACAGCCTATAAATACCCTTGGGAGAAGAGGAATTCCTTCCTCTATTACTCAAGAAATATATGGTCTTAGTGCACCTCCAAACGATGTTGTTGATTTAAGGTTATCTGCCGTTTCGGGGTCAGCCCACATTACGTTTAATCCCGCAAATGACCTAGACGTTAAAGTTGGTGGGTTTCTTCGATTGAGGCATAGTAAATCAAGTTCTTCTTGGAACGATGCTGTTGATATTGGAGTTAATATTGCAGGAAGTGCTTCCAGCGTAGTCGTACCATTACTGCAAGGTAGATATTTCGCTAAGTGGGTAGATGGTTCTGGTAATGAGTCAATTAATGCTGCATCTATATTGACAGATGCTCCTAGTATTATCAATTTAAATGTAGTTGAATCTGTTATAGAACATCCAAGTTTTAATGGAACGAAGATGAATGTAGGTATTGATGAGTTCGCTGGTGTTCCTGCAATTACACTAGACTCTCAATTGACAATTGATGAAATGCTTATTAATATAGATTCATGGCCTATGCTTTCTTCCCTTGGGGGAGCATCAGCTTCTGGAATGTATTTGTTTTCAAACAGCATTGACCTAGGTCACATATTTACATCAAGAGTAACTGCAGATTTGCAATCATGGGGATATAACCCAAATGATACTGTTGATCTGTGGATTGATATAGATAGCTTATCAAGTATTGAAGGTAATGTAATAAATGATGTATCAGCTAGGCTTTGGGTTAGAACTTCAAATGATGCGATTACATATTCAGAATGGACTCCCCTATTTGTGGGGGATTACACAGCAAGGGCATTTGAATTCAAATTGGAATTAAATAACTATGGTACTAATAACATTGCAGTAACTCAGTGTTCTGTGCAAGTAGATATGCCGGATATTATACAAGCATCTGAAGATATTATATCAGGTGCATCTGTATACTCAGTTACTTATCCAAATGCGTACTATACCTCTCCTGCCTTGGGAATAACTGCTCAAAATATGCAGACTGGAGATTACTATGAAATTACTAATAAATCAAATACTGGCTTTGATGTAGTATTTAAAAATCAACTAGGTTCTGTCGTAAATAGAGTATTTGACTATATTGCAAAAGGATATTAATAATGTTAAAATTTAAATGGAGTAATTAATGGCACAACATGATTATAATATAGCTAATCAATCTGGTCTTGAATTTAGGCAAGATTTAAATAATGCGCTATCTGCAATTGTAACTCAAAATGCAGGGGCAACTGAACCAACTGTTTCTTTTCCCGGAATGGAGTGGTTGGATACTACTTCAAATCCTCCAGTTAAAAAAAGAAGAAATCAAGCAAATACTGCTTGGGAAAATATTTTAACTGAAGCAGGGAGGTTAGTCTCTGGTGCTGCAGATGCAGCTACTCAAAGAGTAGCCCTTGGTATATCTCTACCCGCAGCATTTAATTCAAGTTCTGTTGCATCTGGAACTGCGGATGCATTAACAGGGGCATTTACACCTGCTATTACTTCATTGCCAAGTAGCCCTAATACTCTTTTAGTATATGTGCAAGCAATATCTGCAAATACTACTTCAACACCAACTTTTAAAGCGGATAGTACTACTGCAAAGACAATTGTAAAAGGTGTAAATCAACCTCTTGTTCCCGGAGATATTTCAGGTTCTGGGCATCTGCTTACATTACAGTATGATCCATTATTAGATAAATGGATATTGCAGAATCCGGCAAGTGTTGTTGTAAAATCTAATAGATATCAGATTGGTGTATCTACTATCGCAACACAGAATTTTACGCTTACCGCAGAAGCTCAAGATGGTACTATGAAGTTGGCGAGGGGGGATGCCGGAGCTACTACACAGGACATTTTTACTGTAGATATAAACGGCAGAATGTCAGCTACGCAGGGTGGTCCAACATTAAAGACAACCGCTTCGGCTCCATACTCACCGGCAGCAGGTGAACTATTGACTAGACCGCATGGACTTGCATTCACCCCATCTAGTGCTAAATTAGTTCTAGAATGTGTAGTGGCGGATGCTGGGTACTCTGTTGGGGAAAGGATTCATATGCAGCATCAATGGACTGGTGCGGCCCTACTCCCAATCTCAACATATGTAGATTCCACTAACTGCGCGGCAAAACTAAATGCTTCGTACTCATCATGTATTTACACTAAGTCTACCGGAGCATTCGTATCGCCTACGGCTAACGCTTGGAAATACTACTTCGAAGTAACTGCATAATAATATTATATATTTGAGGATACTAGAGGAATAAATGGACCCAACAACAGCAGCAATTATAGCTACATCATCTAGTTCAGGAGGTATTGTAGGGATTTTAACTATTATATTATTAATTATAATCCCCTTCATTGTTAAATTTTGGAACTGGAGTAAGGAAACATCTGCACAAGGTATTCTTTACTCTCAGCTCTCTGAAATGGTACAAAAGCAAAGAAATGAACTAGATAGTATGTACTCAGATAGAGTTAAATTACAAGAACAAGTATTTGAACTTAGATCAAAAGTAGAACACTTGGAAACTTGTGAAGGAACAATGGAGATATTAAAGAAGAAATTAGATCAAAAAGATCAAGTAATTGCAGAAAGAGACTCAAGAATTACTAAACTTCTTGAGGATTTAATGCAAATGAAAGATCGGGTGCACAACCTTGAAATGAGACTCCGTGCAGATGAAGAAAGATTTTGCGATGGTTGTGCTTTCAAGAAAGATAAATTAAATGCTTAGATATTTGTTATATCTTATTGTTTATATTCCATTGCAGATAATCACTTACGTTATTACTCCATTACTACCTATGTTTGCTATAAATAGAAGTGGTTGGAGTAATAATAAGGAGTATGAAGAAATAGCTCCAAGATTACCTCCTTGGTTAAGTTGGTTTGATACTCCTGATAATTCTCTCCTTGGGGATAATAATTGGTTTAATAATCATAAGAATAATTATTTATCTAAAGTTATGTGGCTGTATAGGAATAGCCTATATGGATTTAAATGGTCTGTATTAGCTGCTCCTATGACAAGTAAAGTAATTAGATATGGTGCTGAATCTCTTGATTATCATACAGCTAAATATGGATGGCAATATCTAAAGATGAATTCATATTGGCAATTTAAGTATGTAAAGCCATTTATGAATAAAATTATCGTATTAAATATTGGGTGGTATTAGATGATGAATCCAAAGAGAAAGCATTGTTTATGCTATCACCGAGGATTAAATAATAGGAGGTTTTATGATACTTGAAGGTATTTTTGGTGGAGTGCTTGGAGGTTTACTTCGATTGGCCCCAGAAGTCATCAAATTCTTTGATAGAAAAGATGAACGTAAGCATGAGTTAGCTATGTTGGATAAGCAACTTGAAGGTGAAAAACTCAAGGGTGAATTCAAGGTAGAGGAAAAGTATGTCGATTTTAGTACAGCACAACTTGATGCTTTATCTGCAGCATATAAGGAACAAGAAGTTGCTGTAAGTAAAGCTAGTCAATGGGTAGCATCCGCAAGTGCTCTCGTCAGGCCAGGAATCACTTACGGAATATTTGCATTATACTTAATGTTCAAAGTAAGTATGATTATCTCAGGGTTAACCACAGGACAGCCTTGGCTTACTGTTCTAGGTACTTGGAATGTAGAAGATGTAGCAATGCTTAACATGATCCTCAGCTACTGGTTTGTTTCTAGATCGATAGATAAATATAGGAAATAATTATGAGTAACCTTCAACTTGCTTTAGAGATATGTACTAACGAATTACTAATTCCATTTGAAGGTTATCATGAGAAACTTCCTAATGGGGATTGTACTGCATATCCTGATCCTGCTACTGGAAAAGAACCTTTTACAATTGGTTTTGGGAGTACAAGGCATCCTAACGGGACTCCTGTAAGGGAAGGGGAAATATGGACTAAGGAATATTCCGTAGAATGCAAGCAAAGGGTACTACAAGGCTTTCTAAGGGACTTACTGATACTCTCTCCTCCATTAGTTACAGAAAGCCCTAGAAGGATAGCTGCTGTACTTTCATGGGTATATAATTGTGGCGTTGGCAACTATAGGATTAGCACCTTTAGAAAGAAAGTTAATTCTAAAGAATGGGAAGAAGCTGCTGAACAATGCAAGAAATGGAATAAAGCAAACGGTAAGGTTATGAAAGGATTGACCCGTAGAAGGTTAGCCGAATCTTTGATGCTGTTGAATCCTTGAGTAATTACAATTTGGAAATAGGAAAGCCCTCGACCGCAAGGTACGAGGGCTTTTGTTTTTATTTAAATTCTAACCACAACTACCAATTGCTCCGCATTCAAGACAACGCTCACAACCATCAACCTTCTGTACAGCATTAGCTCCGCACTCGTTGCATTTCTTACCGTAGGTGACGGCCTGGATCTCTTCAGTAGCTTCAGTCTCTTGAACTGAGTTACCTTCAATAATATCAAGCAATGCATATGAAATCGCTGCTACTTCACTATCATGGAACTTAGGTTTCACCTTACCATCACTTGCAGTAAATGTACCGCAACGTACTGGTCCTTTATCCCAAGTCACTTCCTGCATACTAGATAGTGCTTTCTCAACAGAACCTCCTGATCGAGCAACCATGCTAAGTAACCGCATATTTGCACTAACCCATTGTTGATCTGTAGTCTGTTGGCTACTAGGTACAAAGAATTCAATTGGACGAGATGCCACAACTTTATTCCCATTAACTACACCCTCTACATTAATGTAGTTCACTGTTAGATAGATATTCTTTTTACCTTCGTAAGTAAAGTATTCAAGTTTAGTAGTAGTACCATGTAAAGCACCTAGAGGACGACTTTCGAATTTCTTTGTGTAGGGGTCGTCTTCTTCAAGTTTCTGCTCATCTCCAATTGATAGTACACTACCTAGAGTATTATTTGGGCGGTAGGTTGTAATGCCTTTCAATCCGGATTTCCATGCTTGCATATACAAATCGCTAAACTCTTCATATGGGTAATCCACAGGTACATTTACAGTCTTTGAGATAGCACTATCAATAAACGGAGCAACAGCAGCAACCATTGCGGCATGATCTTCAGCAGACAGTTCTAGTGCAGTTACATAGGACTCAGGGAGTACAGGCTTCCCTCCTTTGAATTCGTACTTGTTTTCATTAATAAATTTACGGTAGCTATAATCCTGAACTTCATAGACTCGTTCTGAACCGTCAGGCATTCGCTTCTTGCGGTTGTAAGACCATGAGAATGGGGGTTCAATACCAGCAGAAGCATTGTCAGCAAAAGCTAGTGAAATAGTTCCTGTAGGTGCAATACTTGTTAAGTGACTATTACGAATACCATTTTTACGGATTGCTTCCTTGATATGCTCGGGAAGCCTCTTAACAAAATTCCCACTGTTCAAATACTTATCTACATCAAAGAATGGAAATGACCCTTTCTTTTTAGCTATCTCTGTGGATTCAAGATATGCAGAGTTACGCATTGTTTCAGCAATCTCTGCTGCCAACTTGCGCCCTTCTTCTGAACCATAATGCAAATCTAGAATAGCAAGTACGTTACCAAGTCCAATAAACCCCAAACCAACTCTACGTTTATCACTTGCTTCTTGTTTCTGTTCCGGAAGAGGCCAAGATGTTTTATCCAAAACATTATCAAGCATTCGGACAGCAATCTTTGTTGCAGATACTAGACTATTAAAATCAAATTCACCATTCTTGATATGGGCAAGTAGGTTAATCTGCCCTAAGCAACATGCTCCATAAGGAGGAAGTGGCTGTTCCATTTTGTTCTCTCCTATCACTAGGAGTATCGGACTATATCTTCAATACTATCATAATTACAGATGTATTGTTCCGCACTCGGTAAAGTCATATTAACGTAACCGTTTTGTCGATAAAACAAAGTGGTTTTATATTTAAAGCAGGTAAGAATGTAGTTGTAAATTAGTGAAATAAACTTCTGAAGGTTCTCTCCTCCAATTCGGATTCTGTATCCAAAACCCCAAGGTTTCTTAATAAGAGAAGATGAAATTCCAAAAGTACATTGCAGGTGTTCCTGTAGAATTTCTAGTTCTTCTTTCGGGAAAGATTCTAGACAGAGCCAACCTATGTTCTGTACCTTCCCAAGTTTCCTATTCTTGGAGTGTTCCAAGTACCCATCGCACATCCAAATATGAGCAAGAGACAAAGCATCAATTCGATCAACAATATACTTGTTGAGTTCCTTTCTTCCACAATACAGTTTGTCGCCTAAGTTCTTCCAGTATGCGTGTTTGGTGGTGAAGACACGATAACCTGTGTATCCACGCTTGTCATACTTTACTTTAAACGTAACTTTCATTCCTGTAATTTGCGTAAGAACAGAGTACACATGCTTTGCATAGTCTTCTTCTTTTGAATAAAGATCAAACCTAGAGTTTGAAACATCAATACTGCCATCACTAATTACAATACCAATTACAATCTTCTTAATTTCTGCTGCTGTTAACAATTTCATTTGAAGTTGTTCCTTTACTTTACCTTTAGTCTCTGAACCTTCCTATTTCTAGGCTCGGCTGCTGATTACCTATTCAGGTTTCCAGCAATTCACGGAATGTTTTACTTGAGGCAAACTTACTTACCACAAGGATTCGTTGCATCAATATATTCACAATAACTAAGATTATTTTCACTATTGATCTTGTCCAAATACAGTACACCCGGTTCGGCAAAATCATAGGTTGATTTCATAATCAATTCCCACAAGTCTTTTGCTTTGACTACTTTATATACCCACTTACCATCTGTGCGTTTATATGTCCCTTTAATACCGGGATAAGGCTCTGACTCATGTACTAGTTCAAATTCTTGATTAGTCTCTACGGCTTGCATGAAAGCATCAGATACACCTACAGATACATTGAAATTACGCAATGCTCCTTCTTTACGCTTCTCTTGAATAAATTCCTCAATATCTGGATGGTCAATATTTAGAACGCCCATTTGGGCACCCCTCCGACTTCCTGCCGATTCCACAGTCTTACAGGTTGCATCAAAGATGTGCATATAACTTACCGCACCAGATGCACGGCTATTAGTCTTCTTTACCCAAGCACCCCGAGGGCGAATAGCTGAGAAGTTATAACCCACACCTCCACCCATTCGCATGGTTTCCGCTGACTGTTGTGCAGCTTGCATAATACCTGGAACACCATCCTTGTAACCACTTACAGTATCAGCTACGGGTTGAACAAAGCAATTAATCATTGTTGCCTCAACACCATCACCAAGACCTGCTGAAGCATTAATACGTCCTGCCATTACTACACCAAGATTCTCTTGAGCATCAAGGAATTCCTTAAACTCTGCTTCATCTTTTGCAAGGAACTTTGCTACGCGCGAACGAATATCCTTTGGAGTAGTTTCACCTTCTTCAGCATACTTCTCTAGTAGTACATCAATACAAATCTCTTGTTGCTCAATACTCATCTTATTCTTCTCCTTCTTGTTCTTCCTCAATTACATTATATTTATCCCTTGCTTCAAGAGCGAGTTGAGTATCAATTGTAAGTGCCTTTGCGCGATATAAATCATCGCATAGTCTGCTATTCTTTGCCTTGTCTTTTGCTGCTTCACTAGCAAATCCTGACTTGAGCCATTCATCATCACTTCGCTCAACACCGTAATATCTCCCCGAGGTAACCACTTCATTTAAACGATTACGATGTTGCGAAGGGACTTGATACTCGTAGTGTTGTTTTGAATCTAATCCTAAGTCAAATAGAATTCCTTTAAAGTTATATTTCAAGTCCTCTTCAAACCAAGAATAGTTATAATCTGGATAAACCTTAGCTATCTCAGTCTCTGATACGTGTAGTGGAGTTGCAATCACGGAGAGATATCCTTTCTTTTGTTTTGTCAATTTATTATTCCTTATTGTTAAATAGTTCAGGAGTAAAATTATCTAGGATAAAGATACGTTCTGGCATAGATAAAGTTGAAGTCTTGTTATCTACTTTGAATTTCTCTTCTTCGGTCATTTCTACATATTCACCGAGTTTTCTATCGTATTTCTTGTACTTCCAAGAATAATTCCAATGCCAGTAAGAGGATTCCAACTTCGTAGCTTTTATCTGGTTGTCAAGTACCTCTCTGACAATATAAACCGCAAGATTAGCGCTTCTACCTGCTGTCAAAGCATAACAGATATAATTACCAACTTGTACTTCCCGCCCTAGTAAGTCTTTCATGTGTTCTCCTTATTTAATTTCTTCATCTAGGATTTCAACACTCTCATCGTCATTGAATCTATTAAGCGCATGGTTTAAGATATTCATTGCCACAGTATATTGGTCATTGTCGCTATAATTATCTACATCAATATCAACTGTAAGATATACTTTAAATTCCATTAGGTATTCTCCTTATTCTTAAGTTGCTCAATAATCTTATTCATGTACCAAACTCCCTTTTCAATATCCTCAACGCCATTCTTTTCAAACCAACGTAGAAAATATTGCATTGCTTGAACATAATCACTCACAAGGAAACTAGAATAATCTTCTTTATCAAGTTTATCACAGAGGACTTGCATTAATTCACGAACTTGAATTCCGTGTTCAGGAAATAAATCATAATGCTTAGGATTTACTGCATCTTCTGCATTATATTTGTTATCAATAGCAGAAATATATTGCTTTATTTGTTCCTCTGTTAGCATAGGAGTAGCTCTGGGAATATTAATTGGACCATAGCTTGCAGTCCACTTACCTTGCTCTTCGTTAATCATACTAATCCTTTCTTCTGTAATTCCTCTGGAACATACTTACTCAAATCAGTAGGAATAAAGTTAAATGGCTTCTTGACCTTACCCGCTTCATCCTTGATTACATACTTGCTGTATGTTTCATTAAAGGTGTAATGCACGTTTGTATTCTTTGCATTATAGAATCGTACAGTTTCTTGTGCGTCTTCTAGTTTATTACTGAACTTCGCAAGGTTATCTTCACAGACTTGATTACATGCTTTAGATACATCCACACCGAGTAGTTCTAATTGCTGGATAATACCCAGAGATACATAGATTGTATCGATTGCGCCATCTAGGATTTGCACTACATCATTATTATCAATTGCAGGGAATAGCTCTCGATTTACTTCTTCATCAAGAATCTTCTTCTGATTCTTAAACCATGCATGGGAGGTATTACCTCCAGCTAGATTATTGAATGCTTTTACATCCTCATACATATTATCAAATGTATAACTCATTTATTCTCCTTACCAAACACTTACCGTATGAACAATACTAAAAGGTTCGTTACCAAATAATTCTTCCCATTCAGAAATTGCATCTTGAACTTTACTATTAAATAAATCTGGTTGTCTTACAGATGAACCAATATCAATTCCAAATACAAAACCATATCCATTAAAGCAATTTAGAATTTCACCTGATAGCCCATTATCTAGGCCACTACACCATTCTTGAAAATTCTCTTGTTCAATATATTCTTCATCTTCTTCTGTGTAATTATAAAACTTACTATAAAACTCTTTAGCTTCATTTTGATCTTCAAACTCCTTACCTACATAAAGTACAGGACTGTAATCTACTCCCATAATATTCTCCTTATAATATTAAAAATACCCTAGTATTTCTACTAGGGATTTGTACTGCTCAAATTGAGAGGTTATATTTTTATATTAACCGAATTGTTAAAGAACATATTTTATTATACCACAGATTTAGAATAAATCAAGCTAAATATTGAATATCAATTTTATCCTTATTTACTGGATCATACCATGCAATATTTACCTTACCAGTAATCAGTTCTCCATCTTCATATATTGCCCCAATAGGAGGTGATCCTTTAATTGAATAAACATCAATTTCCAATTTACGTTTATTATCAAACCATACAGACAATTCATCTCTATTTTTAATTGTAAGATTCATGTTAATTACTCAAGAATTTACTGCGTTGTTCTTTTGTAGTGATACTCTGTCGGGTCTTAAATCTCGCTCCGCATTCACAGGAATACTCCTCAAAAACAGAAAGATTAGTAGAAACTAGATTACCAGTCGACCTTACCTTATCAGAACAACAAATATTGCAACGCACCTTATCCCCAAGCTCTACAGACATATTAGGATGACGAGTAGAAAACGGTCTAATGTAAAGATAAAGGTCTTCAAGAATTTGTACATCAACCTTATTATATTCAAACATGTGCTTCAACGCATCCGGATCACCCTTCATACAATCAATCCAAAGCGAGATGCCTGAGTGTTCTAACTTACCACCAATATCCAATTGGCGGCAAAGAGAGTTCAACTTATTGCTGTTGAATTTAAATTCTTTAACCATTTGTAAGCTATCAATTGATTTTACTTTACGAATTGGAGGAAGGCCATTGACAATCATCCGTGCCTTCATAAGAGGTAGATCAAAATTCAATCCATTATGATACAAAATGGCATCTGCCTGTTCTACAAGTTCCCATAATTCCATACACAAACCAGAGTCATTGGCATCAATAGCCTCTCCTGGTGTAAGTACATTACCCTGCACTTCTTTGTCTCCTAGCCACTTATACGCATAGCTTAGAAGCCATCCTCCTTCTTGTAATACAGCCTCTTGATTGACATTCACCTTGAAACGATTGAATGCTACTACTACGCTAGGGGCTGACTCAAGGTCTAGTACCAAGATACGAGGCTTCTTAACTTCCTGAGTATTATTCTCAGAATACTTAGCCCAATACTCATTGACACTTGATTTACCACAACCAAGTTGTTTAGCAATCTTACGGGAAGATAACTTACCTTGTTGCTTTAATTCAATAATCTTTTCTTTTGTTTCATCAGATAGATACAATATTATTCTCCTTGTGCTTTATAAGCATAAAACCAATTATCAACAGAGCTAATTCGTTCATTTATAAGTTGAAATACTTCATCAGCAGACGTAGCATTAGATGGGATAATGTCTGAAATTAATTTATCCGATAGAGTATCAAGCTCATTATTTTGTTTATCAGTTAATTCAATATTCTTATAAATCAGTATTTGACCATATGCCCCAAGAATTGCTAGTTTGACGTAAGCCAGTTCGGAGATATCTTTATTCAATATTATTCTCCTTCGTATTCAAGATCATTATATGCTTCAGTAATCTCTTTTAGGTTATAAAATGCTTCAGCTACAGCATTGACTACTTCATCATCACTTGCATTGCTATTCTTAATATTTTCAAGGTCTGATTGATGAGCAATATCTTTAAGACTAGCAATTGATTCTTCAGACAAGTCTTGTGTATTACTTGCAATATAGGCAACAACCAAAGAAGCAAGTAATGATAAATCCTTATTAATAACTGTCAAAATTATTCCTTTCCTTTAGGTGAATATACATCTGCCCATGTCTTCCAAAACTCCCCCTGAATAACAAGAGGTAGAGTAATCCAGTTAATAAATTGCTTACGGGCTTGAGCCACTTGCCAAGCGAATGTAAGACTTGTAAATGGATTAAGTTGCAAGGGATTCTTCTTGAAATCTAATACGTTGTGAGTTGTGTCATAACCCCATAGACGAGCCTGATTGATGATTGTGTGTTGAAAATCTTTGATGTTAATTGGATCAGTCATTTAATTCCTCCCTAACAATCTTACGGATCATAGATTCAAGATCACTCTCAAATAGATCATAGGTTATTGTAAAGTCACTTGCCTGTACTTTAAACAGCTTCAGTTCAAGTTTATTAACGATATTTTGGACTGTAACAAAAAGTGTACGCCGATTAATCGAATCACTATAACCATCTTCGTAGATTTGTACTTTTGTTCCCGGAGATAACATTGCTTCTGAGATGATTTGCAAAGCCCTTGCTGTAGATTTACCTGTACAACGATTATTCCAGTTACCGAACCCCATGCAGTAATCTCCAACTACGAGTTGAGCTAGTTTATTCTTCATATTTACCTTTCACTTTATTAATAACATCCCTAATATACTGGAAACCTTTACTTTTGTCAAGGATTACTTTTGAGAATAACTCCTTTCGTTTAGCTGGATTACTTCCTTGAGATGATCCTAGTTTATCAAGGACTTGATTCTGTTGAGATGCATTTAATGAATTGAATAAAGTTTTAAGTTTTTTTAGAAAGTTCGGATGACGATATGGTAGTGGTTCTCTTCGTAAATAATCTGCAGCTTGTTCTAAGAAAGTTGGTAAGTCGCCATTATACCACCAAGCAAGCATTCTTACAAAGTTGTTCTCCAGCTTCCCGATATAGCTATTCACTTGGCGGTGTAATACTCCACGTACAAGTTGCTCATCATCGTGCATATGATCGAGGCACGCTTGTTTCGTAGGCATATCTAGCAGAGTACAAGCATCAAGATTATCTTGTTGTTTCAGAAGTAATTCTCTAACTCTTTGTACGTCTTTTACTGTATAGAGGTCTTCTATACTCATACAGGAACAATCACGAAGTGAGTAAATAGCCAATACAGACCGTAGGGAATTCCAACAAGAGTTGCAATTACACCAATACCAGCCATCCAGAAGAGGGCTGTAAAATCCATGTCAAAATAGCCTTTTTGGTATTTCATACCGTTACTCCATAATTTGCAAAGAATTCCTCTGCATTATTTGTATCTGTTGAATGTCGTAACATCTTCGCACAGCAGAAATACATTTGAAGAATCTCCTTGTAATCCTTGGTATATTCTTCACCATCCCAAGCGGTATAGGTAGTAGGTTCTGAATACCATTCCTTATATTTATTTACTACAACTTCAAGAAAGTCTCTAGGTTGTTTACAGCCCTTTAAATCTTTCAATGCAGAAGCATCACCATACTTGATACCAGCTAATTCGCAAGGGTTATAACCATCGGTCAAATCTCCGACAAGGCACTGATATGCGAGAAATCCTACTCCACTACCAATAACTTTCTTACCTTTACCTTTAGTAATCTGCTTGACAGTGTGACCTTCTACAGTAAATAGCTCATCATCTGCATAGTTATAAATCTTAAAATCTTCTACTTGCAGTGAATCCTTATCTATTGAAGAGATAGTTACATCAAAGCCCATATCTCTAAATTCATATGCCCTTAGAATGCATTCATCATCTGCTTCAATGCCATTAATCTCTTCAGCTTTATGAACATTAATCATATATTGCTTTGCCTCTTTGAGATGAATAGGGCGTTGCATACCAATACGTGATGATTTATAAAGTGTAGGTAAGGGTAATGATTCCCTGTAGGTACTCTTACCCCCTACAAGAATAATCATTGTATCAGCTTCGGTACGCTCCTTAATTCTTTCAACATTCGATTTAACAGAATATAGACAATTTTCAATAGGTTCTGGAGTTTGAATATCTTGAATTGAATAGTCAGCTAACTTACTGAGTTTGTTCTTTGATTTGAGTAATTCCTTGAACTCTGTTCGTGTATTGAATTCTTTTTCTTTACCTGTAGGATTGTGTTTAACAACAATACTTCGCTTCTCTGAAGCAGCAGCACAGCGATATGCAATACTATCTGCATCAATAATAGTTATACGAGTCTTTGGTTTAGTCATTTGGCTCCTTTAAGTTCCGTGACGATCTGAGTAACTTGCTCCAAGCGAGTTTAGCTCGTTGATCTTACATTTACGATACTCTACTGCCATACGGAATGCTTCTGCTTCTCCTAATCTAAGGATATAGAAGCATTTTTGTTTGAGTTTCCAAGAGAGATCATAATACTGTGCTTTATAATACCAGTAGCCTCTGGTTTGTGATAATGAAACACCAATAACACCTGTTGTGTTATCACAACTCAAGGCTTTGTTCTGGCTATTGACCATTGGTGTGACAAGTTGAAGGTTCTCAATCCTATTATCTACCCTATCACCATTCCTATGATCAATCTGCTTCTCAGGGTCAATGTAACCGTTAAATAAACACCAAATAATCCTGTGGTTAAGATAACGATTACCATTTAGTCCTATACTTGAATATCCATCCTTATCGGTGTAACCAGCAATATCACCTACTTGTATTTTAAGTATACGGTTATCTTTACCTGTACGTCGTTCTACCTTCCACCTTAGAAAAGTTGGACTGGTTTCATCGTAGTAGAAGAAATCACCCCAACTGATTGCATTATAGTTCCTAGTACTTTTCAACCAATAACCCTCCTAATATAAATTCTCAGAATATAATCTGCGTTTATCTTCACTACCACAGATACGGATAATCTGCCCATTAGATTCAGCAATATCAAATGCTTCTTCTCTTGTAAGAAAGTTTCCTCGTTGGTCAATGAATCCTTGAGTAATTTGAGAAGGGTCTTCCCAATCTAACCAGTCAATACAATTGTTCAGAGTAGTATGCATAAGACCATCATAATGTCTAGCACCTACAATGATTCCACCTCTTGCATTTCTGATTGCTGCACAGACAATTCGTTTAGTCACTGCTTCTCCTTTAACAAAATATCCCTCTTGGTTAATACCTTGAGGGATATTTTGTTCTAATTATACGAACCGTTCGAGAATCTCTTGGAATTGAGTTGCATCTTCCTTGGCTTCTTGAATCTTCTCACGAGCCTTCACCTTTGCAGCTTTTACCATTTGAGAGATATACTTCTTCTCAAGGGATTCAGCCTCTAAAGTTTCTTTGATCATTTTGATATCTTCATCTAGTGTAAGTTTCTCAACCTCAAGTGCTACGATAGAGTCAAAGTGTTGTTTGATGATTGCTTCGTTAGACATAGTTTATTATTCCTTTTAATTATTTGTTATCACGGATAGTGGCTTTGATGCCACCGAATGTACTGGTTTGAATGATTACTACACTAAGCCATGTCCAGAACGTGTAAGGAATACTCAAAGATACAAAGAGAGTGTTCAATGCAAAAATTAGAACAAAGGGCCAGAATACAATCACTGCAATAATAAATACTACAAGTGCAATAGCACCGATTGTTGATAGGTTCTTCAAATGTTTCTCCTTTAAGAATTATATAAAGTAGAAGGAATTACCCTCCTACTCTTTTGATGTTACTTTAGATCAAAATGGTAAATCGCTAAGGTCTTCCTCATCAACAGGCTCTTCCACCTTCGGCTTAGATACCTTCTTAGTAGTTTCTTTCTTAGCTGGTTTCTCTTCCTCTGCTGGAGTATCCTCCCCTTGAGTATTCTCACCCTTCTGAGATTCAATCTGCTTCTGAATCATTGAACCTTCATAGTTAGTAGCCATCTTCATGGTATTAACTACATGATTACGAAGTTCCTTGATTGCTTCATCAGGATTCTTCTTGTTGAATTGAATAAGAATAGGGGTAGTAACCAACTCAGGAGTCTTCTGTCCTCGACCTAGTGCACCAACAAAGTTAATGTACTCTGTAAAGTAACTCTTCCCTCCCTTACCTTCCTTCATGTAGACTTGAGCAGAGAATTGGAATGCTTGACCAAGAATCTTATCAATGTCATTTGGAAGGAAGCATTCAGAAGGCTTAATCAACTTAGCAGCAACTGCCATTTTGTAAAGGATGTGATTCTGAGCAAGGGACCACTTCTTAGTCTTGCGTTCCTTGTCAAGATTAGTAACCTTTAGGGGAGTAGGCCGACCGATTACCATTCCCTGATTCTGCAAGAAGAATGAATTGCCGAGCCATAGGCGCAAAGGCTTAGGATTGCTTTCACCAAAGAATTGACCCTTATCAATAATAATATCAGGGAAATCAACGGCAATCCCTACGCACTGCCCATCCTTCTGAGGCACGCACTTCAGACGACAAGGCTTACGTGATTGAGGATCAAGACCATCCTTAAAATAAACTCGTTCATCCTTTTCAATCTCTTCTGCTTCCTTGTCTTCATCGCCTTCAAAGACGTACTCGGAATCAGGAATTTTCTGAGTGCCCAAGTCAACGATTGCAGAGACATAACCTACAAGGGTTTCACGCTCCTGCAAGTTGCATGTTTCAACTACATAATTATTGAGTTCATCCCAATTAATATCTGATTTCTTTTCTGAACCAGCAGAAGTTGTAGTACCGTAGCAGTCAAATGCCATATGTATTTCCTTTCAAAGTAATAAAGTTTTGTATAATAACAGATACCCTTATTTGAGTCAAGGTATGATGACTTTTACAGCAAACCAATTCCATTGTCTTCTACATCTTTACGAAGTTGTTTCTGATATTCCTCAAAATGCACTTGCAAAGCCTTATACAAGTAATCAGCTTCAGAATAATCCAAGCAAATATAATTATCTTGCTTAGTACTACTATAAGATGGAACCTTTGCAATGAATCCATTACCCTTATCTGTAAGTTTCAGGAGAAGATTCACATCCTCGCAATACCCTGATACTGCTTTAATCTTGATTACATTCTCCTTGATTACTGCTTTACAGGCAGTACCTTCACATTCATCAATCCATTGATACTTTGGTGATTTGATAGGTTCCTCCTTTGGTTTATTTTGGTTAGGTACTTGAACATCTGTGTTATAAATTCCAGTAGCTTCAGGATAA